TGCAAATCCTCGGCATCGGCGGCACCACTTACAGTTCGACCGAATTGCTGATGCAGAGTTGGATTTCGAGCGGGCTCGGGTTTGCGCTCAATCACATCGAGGAGGCGATCGGGTTGCTGTTTGGCCTCAAGGGCCAGCCCGACGAATACGTGGAATTCGATACCGCGGCGCTACTGCGCTCAGCGATGAAGGATCGCATCGAGAGCCTGGCGCGCGGCGTGCAAGGTGGCATCTTCGCGCCGAACGAGGCGCGCAATTCGGAAGGGTTCGACAGCGTCGAATTCGGCGACGAGCCCCGCGTGCAACAACAGGTCGTGCCGCTCAGTCAGGTTGGAAAGATTCCCGCCCCACCCGCGCCAGGCGCGCCACCACCCGCACCCGAGGACGCCGCGTCCGAACCCAAACCGCCGCAGCCGCCGCAGCCGCCACCAAAAGGCAATCGCGATGACATTGCACGAGAGGTCCGAAACCTTTTCGCAAGCGCCGACCGGATCGGACGCCGCCGACTGTCTGCTTGAGGCTTGGCGTGAAGCGCTCGCCGAGGTTCTCGACACCGAGCGTCGGCAATGGCAGCGCGAGCGCGCTCTGATCGAGGCGCAGGCGGCCGAGGCCGCAGCGCGGCTGCGCGCTTTCGAGGCGCAGGCGGCCGAGACCGTCGCCACCCTTCGTGCGGAGGTCGTCGAACTGCGCGCCAACGTCACGGCCCAAGTGATGGCCCAAGTGATGGTCCAAGTGATGGCGCGGCTCGGCGAGTTGAAGAGCGGCGCCGACGGCGCGCCGGGCACTGCCGGCCCGCAAGGCGAGCCCGGGCCGCAAGGGGAACGCGGCGAAGCTGGTCCACAAGGAGAGCGCGGTGAGCAGGGCGAAAAAGGTAATTGCGGCGAAGTTGGCGCGACAGGCGCTCGCGGAGAACAAGGCGAAGCCGGCGCGGCAGGTGAGCAAGGAGCGACAGGCGAGCGCGGAGAGAAAGGCGAAGCCGGGGCGACAGGCGAGCGCGGAGAACAAGGAGAGCGCGGAGAAAAAGGCGAAGCCGGCGTGGCCGGGTTACCGGGGCCGCAAGGTGCGGTTGGTGCGCCGGGGCGTCTGAGCGCGGCGAAAGCATTCGTTGAGGGTGCGGTCCATTATGAGGGCGACGTCGTCCTGGCCCTGGGTGGCACTTGGCAAGCGCGCTGCGACACCGCCCGCGCGCCGCCGCATGAGGACTGGCTTTGCATCGCCGCCAAGGGGCGCGATGCGGCGACGCCAAACGTGCGCGGCACCTTTAGCGAGGGCGAAACCTATGCGGCGCTCGACATCGTCGCGCTCGGTGGTTCGAGCTTCATCGCCCGGCGCGATGGACCCGGAGCCTGCCCGGGCGAGGGCTGGCAGCTGATCGCCTCGGCCGGTAAGTCGGGCATCAAAGGACCGGCTGGCGAGCGCGGAGAGAAAGGCGAAGTCGGGCCGCGCGGGTTGCCGGGTGCGGCGGCGCCGGTAATCGTCGGTTGGACGATCGATCACGAGGCTTATGCGGCCACACCGATCCTCTCGGATCAGAGTCCGGCACCACCGCTTGAACTGCGCGCACTGTTCGAGCAGTTCCACAACGAGGCGCGCTGATGGCTGATGTCTGGGTCAAGGTGCTGACGCCGGCCAATAGCTATGCGCTACTGACGCTTGCCGAGCTCAAGGCGATGTTCAATCTATCGCCCACGGACACGAGCGAAGACGCGCTGCTGCAAATTTGGATCGATCAGTACAGCGACGTCGTCGCCACCATGTGCAATCGCGTGTTTGCTTATGAGACGGTCGAGGAGACTTGGCGCGCCGAGCTGCCGCCGTTCGACCGGGCACGCTTGTTCTTGACGCGCTATCCGGTCGCCGACGTCGACATCACGGCAGTGGAGTCGCCGCGCGGCAGCATGATCGATCCGACGGCTTACGAAGTCGAGAACGAAACCGGCAAACTGCGCATCGATGGTGATGCCTGGACCGAGCCGGTGATGGTCACCTATAGCGGGGGCTATCATCTGCCGGATGAGGCACCGCCAGCGCTCAAGGCGGCCACCGGGTTATTGATCCAGGCCGCGCGCCTGCAGATGCGGATGGGCATGACCAGCGGCATGCGGCAAATCGCGCATCGTGAATCACGCGTGACGTTTTTCGATCCGGTGCAAATGCTCGGCAAGGCCGGCGTCGCCGGACCGCTGGAGGCCGCCACCGAGACCGTCAACGCCCTGCTCTACAAATACATGAGGTTCTATGTTTGAGGTCAAACTCGAAGGCGGCGATGCGGTGGTGAAAAACCTCGACGCCGTGATCTACAAAATCCACTCGCTGCAAACCTATATGCCGCGCGAGTATTCGAACTGGCGCATCGAGGACATGAACAGCAAATTCCCGGATGCTCACGTGAGCAAGCGCGGCCACACGCTGCGTCTTAGCCAGCGCATCTACAATCGCGGCCGCGGCTTCAAGGCGAAGCACCCGCGGCCGAAGCATCGCCGCCGCCGCGGCTATTCCCGGCGCCCGGTCCTGCGCACCGGATTAATACTGGCGCTCAATACGCGGATGACCGATCTGCTGCACGAGACTGTCCAATGGCTGTGAATTTCGACATCCTGATGCAAAGCGCGGTGTTCGACTTCTATGCGATCCCGGTCACGTTCACGCCGCTGAAATCGCAGCCCGGCCAGCCGGCTTATGAAGGTCGCGGCATTTTCGGCACCTATGACGCCGACGTCGCCGCAAACGATGGCTCGATCCTGACCGACCAGCGCACCATTCTCGACATCCGCGAAAGCGAGTTTGCGGTGCTGCCGGCGCAGGACGATCACTGCACCATTCCGTTCGACTGCAACGGGATGCCGCGCGGCGAATATCAGATCATCGATGCGGCCAGCAACGGCGGCGGCCAGACCATGTTGACGATCCGCAAATACGAGACGTTCGAACGCTGATGGGTGTCACCGACACGCAGAGCTATTCGCTGGTCATCCGCGATGTGTTCTTCGATGCGGTCGCTGCTGATCCGTTCTTTGCGAACTACACCAAGCGCAAGACCCCGATGCTGCGCGTCCAAGTCGATCTTCTGCCCTATCTCGGCGTCTACTTCGCCGGCGAGGACATGCAGCCTGACGGCGACTTCAATGCCGGCGCGATCCGCTTCAGCCACACAATGCAGATCGGCTTCTCGGTGATGATCGCGAACAATGACCAGGTGGCGTGCGAGCTCATGCTCGATGCTGCTTACTGGCGGATCATGAACCGGCTCTGGCCCGACCAATACATCATGAACTTGATCAACACCTACAATCCGACCACCGGGACGAGCAATCCCGACAACGTCATTATTGAGGGCATTACCCGCGGGCACCGCCGTTTCGTGTACGGCAATGCGGCCCTCGCCAACGAAACACCCGTGGGTGAGCTTCAATACGACGTCTGGATTTTCGGCCGCACGATTTGGTCGCCGGTTATCACCGACGATCTTGCGCAAATCCACGTCGAGACCGGCATCAAGATCGGCGACACCCAAGACGAGATGGACAAGCGCCTGCAGTTCAAGGGCGACTATCTGTTCGACATTTCCAAGCGGCCACCGAAAAAGGAGAAAACACCATGATCGACCAAGTGACGACGGTTTCGCTGCGCGGCCAGCGTCAGCGCGATCGCTTAGACAGACTGCGTGCCGCGGTCCCGCCCGGCATTCGCGTGACGCCAAGGGACGCCGACATGCGCCGCGTGCTCAAGCATCCATCGGCCGGCGGCTTCCGCGCCGAGGGCAGCGCCACCTGGCCGAACGACCGCTTTACCAAGCGGCGCTTGGCCGATGGCACGGTCACGCGCGACGAGCAGCGCGACGAGTCGCAAGAGAAAAAGCTCGAGCAGGGCGCGTATCACCGCCGATCGCCGCCGCCCGGCAATACACCCTCATAAAGCGCAACAGCAAAGAGGCTTGAGCGCAACAGCACAGAATTGAAAGGACAACCGCCATGCCGGTTTCATTCGCGAATATCCCCGCCAACATCAAGGTGCCGCTCTACTGGGTCGAGGTGGACCCGTCGATGGCGGGCCTGCCGACGATCAACCTGCGGGCGCTGCTGGTCGGCATCATGACCGCCGACGGCGACGCGCCGTCCGACATCCCGCTTCCGATCTCTAGCCAAGCGCAGGCCGATCAAGCCTTCGGCATGGGCTCGGAACTGAGCCGGATGTTCAAAGCCTTTTTTGCCAACAACTTTGCCAACGAGGTTTGGGCCTTGCCGGTCAAGGAGCCGGTCGCGGCCGCCGCGGCTACCGGCACGATCACCGTCACCACGGCACCGACTGCGGCGGGGACCATCCATCTCTATATTGCCGGCGAGCACGTCCCGGTGAATATCTCGCCGACCGACGCGGTCGACGAGATCGCGACGGCGCTCGAAGATGCGATCAATGCCAACGTGACTTTGCCGGTCACGGCCGCCGCCGCCGCAGGCGTGATCACGCTGACCTCGGTGTTCAAGGGCGTGAATGCCAACGACATCAGCGTCTCGCTCAATTACTACGGCAGCCGCGGCGGTGAGCAGACGCCGGTTGGGCTCGGCATTACGCTGCCGGTGACCGGCTTTCTCACCGGGGCCACGGGCGTGCCCGACTTCACCACGGCCATTCTCAACATCGGCGAAGAGCCATTCGAATATGTGGCGATGCCCTATACCGACAGTGCCTCGCTGTTCGATTGGGACCAGGAATACGGGTTCACCGACCAAGGCCGCTGGGGTTGGCAGCGCCAGCTATTTGGTCACGTGATCTCGGCCAAGCGCGGCGATTATGCCGACCTGATCTTGTTCGGCGAGGGCAATAACTCGCCGGTCGAGTCGGTCATGGCCTTTGAAACGGCGAGCCCCTCGCCGTGCTTCGAATGGGCCGCCGCCTATGCCGCGAAAGCGCAACGCGCCTTCATCAACGATCCGGCACGGCCGCTGCAATCGCTCTCGCTCAATAAAATCAAGGCGGCGCCAGTCCATCAGCGGTTCGACTTCGTGGACCTCAACTCGCTGGCGTCGAACGGGCTCGCCACCCAAAAAATCGGTTCCGACAACCAGCCGATGATCGCGCGAGAACAAACGACCTACCAGCTCAACCTCTACGGCCAGCCTGACGACGCTTATGAGCTCATGACGACGCTGGCGACGCTGGCAACGCTGCTGCGCAGCCAGAGGCAAGTCATCACGTCGAAATTTCCGCGTCATAAGCTGGCGAATGATGGCACCAAGTTTGGCCCGGGCCAGGCGATCGTTACGCCCGGCGTCATCAAGGCCGAACTTATCGCGCAATATCAGATCGATATGTACAACGGCCTGGTCGAGGACTTGGCGAACTTCAAGGCCCACCTTCTGGTCGAGCGCGACCCGAACGATCCGAACCGCGTCAACGTCCTTTATCCGCCGGACTTCATCAACCAACTGCGCGAGTTCGCCGTGCTGGCGCAGTTTCGTTTGCAATACGACCGCGGCCTCGACGCGCAAATCATCGGCGCGGCGGCGCCGCCGTTCAACGCCGCGTCCGGCGCGTAGGACGATCCACCCCAACACCAGAGCGAGAAAGGACTTAACCCATGGCGCAACGGATCGCTGGAATCGCCTTCCTAACAGTGGGCGGCAATCAAATGGCACTGCGCGGCAATTTCGTCGTCAGCCCGTCGCCGGTCGAGCGCACCATGCTCGCCGGCCAGGACGGCGTGCACGGCTTTCAGGAGCTGCCGCGCGTGCCCTATATCGAAGGTGACCTATCGACCATGCCGGGCATGTTCCTAGAAGACCTCTTGGCCGATACCGACGTCACGGTCATCGCCCAGCTTGCAAACAAGATGCAATACATCCTGACGCAGGCGACCTGCAAAGGCGGCTTTGAGAACCAAACCCGCGACGGCCAGGTGCGGGTGCGCTGGGAGGGCGTGACGTGTCAGGAGACCTCGCAGTGAACGTCAAACCCGCACCAGAGGGGTTCGTCCTCCACGAGGCGCCGCCCGCCCCGCAAGCGCCGCCGCCGCCTGCTGGCACAAGGCGCGCCATGCCGCCGCCGACGATCGAGCCATCGCCCGCCGAGAAGCCGGACGCCGCCGCCGAGCCGGAATGGCCGATCGTCGTCAACTTGCTGCACAAGCCGATCCGCAACAACACCGGCGAAGAAGTAAAACAAGTCACGATGCGCGAGCCACGCGCGGGCGACATCAACCGCTATGGCAACCCGTGCCGTGTCAATTTCGAAGGCGAAGTGCTCATCGAAGAGCGCAAGATGACTTACATGATTGCGGCGCTCACCAACATCCTGCCGCCGTTCATCGAAGAGATGGACCCGCGCGACTGGAATAGCTGCGCTTATCGGATTCGGCGTTTTTTTCTGCCAGAACCGGCGGCCTGGTAGGCGACGAGGAAGAGATCATCCTCGATTGCTACCGGCTCGCTGGGCACTATCACGTTTCGCCCGAAGTGTTCCTCAATATGCCGATGGATGATGTCCTTCTGCATGCGCATCGGACCGCGCAATATCTCCGCCGCCAACAACCAGCAACCAATGATGACTAGCTGATGCCGGGAGAACGCGAAGAACTGCGCCTGACTGTCACCCTGGTCGACAATGCGTCGGCTGGGCTGGCCAAGCTGAAGACACAGTTCAACGAGATGACCAACCTGGCCGAAAAAACGCAGGCTGGGCTGGCCAAGCTGAAAACACAGTTCAACAGCGAGATGGCCGAGGGACCGGGCAAAGGGGCGGCCGAGAAGTTCAAGAAAGAGAATGCCGAAATTTCCAACGTTATGAAAAAGGTTACCGGCGACGCGGGTGAGGTCGCCAAAGCATTCGGAATGATGCGGCTCGGCGCGCTCGGCGCTGTCGGCGGGATCGCGCTTCTCGGCTATGAGGTGGCCAAGTCGATCAAGGACATGGGCGAACTTGCCGACAAGGTGCGGGCGGTGAACCAAGTCTCGCGCGCGTTCGGCATTCCACCGGAAACGCTGCGCAACATTCAGGAGCAACTCGAAGTCGTCGGCGTGAGCGCGGAAGAGTCGCTCGGCGCCATCACCGGCTTTATGGACAAGATGGGCGAGTTGCAGCGCAACCCCGCCGTGCGCGCTGGAATTTTGAGGGAGACGGCAGAGGGCTTCGTGCCCGAGATGGAGAAGGTGCTGCAGAAGCTCAACGACGCCAAGGGGGCGGTTGAAAAGCTCAACGTCGTCCGCCAAGCCGGGATCGACATCGAGCAGCAAGCGCTCAAGCGCGGCGAGAGCCCGGAGCGGGCAGCGGGCGAACGGACGGCCTTCGAGCAATTGCTCGGCTATCGCCGGTCACTTTCCCAGGCCGGCGAACTGAAAGATCTCACCGAAGAGCAGCGCAAGCTGGAAGTAGAGCGCAATAAGAATCTGGAACACTACGCAAATCTCGTCGGCGAGATCAAAAAAGAGTGGGGCGACATCGGCAAGCTGCTGAGCGACCCGGCTTTCGCCGAGGACGGCCCGGTGGTGAAGGGAGCCAAGGCGCTCAAGAGCGCGATCGAATCCATCAAGAACACCCTCGAATTCATCAAGCGCGAGGGGTTGGTCACCTATCTAAATCCGTTCAGCGAAGGCAGCCGGGCACGCGCCGAAAAGCAATTTCAAGAGATGCTGCGCAAGAAGCACGAGGCGGAAGAGGCGGCCAAAGCGGCAGCAGAGGCGGCCAAACCCCCGGAACAACGTGCGGCCGAAGCTAAGGCAGCGGCTGACGCAGAGGCAGCACGAGAGGAGTTGCGAAAATGGCGGGAGACGCACCCGTTCGGGCTGCCACCCAGTCAGCGGTCAACGCCGGTATCGCCTGATTTCGGCGGGAAGCCGATGCGGTTCATGAGCGGCGATGGCGGCGATGGCGGTGGTCCGATCATTCTTCCCGGCAGCCGCGATGATTTCCTCCGCAACGCGCCCATGTCGACCAACATCGAGGACCGGCGCGGCGATCCGCTCGGCGGCGACGAGGACGATCGCGATCGCAAGAAATACATGTCGGAGAACACGGCCGAACTGAAACGGCTGAATGACTACCTAGTCGATCCATCGGCACTGGGCCCCGGCGGGCGGGGCGGTCTTGGCCTTTTCAGCGGCGGCACCGGCGGTGGTGGAGGGCTCGGCACCGGCGGTGGTGGCGGTGGCGGCGGGCTCGGCGGCGGCACGAGCACGACCGGCGGTGGTGGAGGGCTCGGCACCGGGCTCGGCGGCGGCACGAGCACGACCGGTGGCGGCGGTCGCCCTAGCGGCGGTGGCGGCGGTGGCGGCGGTGGCGGCGATGAAGGCGGTAACGATCTGGATCGCGGCGCTTACGAGAAGATGTTCAAAGGCACGCAGCTTGAAAACCAGTACGACAACGTCGTGGCGGCAGCGCAACAGAACGGCGTGCCGCCATCGACCATGGCCGCCATCATGGCGCACGAGACTGGCAGGGGTACATCAGCGTTCGTGAAGGACAAGAACAATCCGGCCGGGCTGATGGACCCGAAGACGAACTGGCGGACCGGCCAATCATTCAAGACAATTGAAGAAGGCATTGCTGCGGCTGGCCGCACTATCGGAAAAAACTATAAGAGCGGCGGCGGCACTATCCAGGGAATGCAAAAAACCTATGCGCCCATCGGGGCTGCGAATGATCCACGTGGGCTCAACAAAGATTGGGCGCCTGGCATCAATAGTTTGAGGACTCGACTTCAAGGGCCGGTGACGGCGACAACTGCAAGCCCCACCGGCTACACAGGTGTCGGCGGTTATAATTTCATGGGCAGCGAGCGTGCAAGGGCAATGGGCATGGGGGATGTCACCCAGTATGGCCCCAATGCACAGATTTCATTCCCGACGGGCATTCCCAAAGGTGAAGGCCCACAGTCAATCAAGGCCAACAAATATGCCGGCGAGGATATGGCCGGTTTTCTGAAAGACCTCCACGCTGCAGGCGCACCGCTCGGCGACTTCGCCGGCGCATATGTCCAAAAGCCGCGGCAGCACGGTTATGGCAATGCGCTCGACATCGAAACGGGATTTGGCAGCGGTCCCGATAATTCCAAAAGACTCTATGCCTGGGCGCAGGCCCATCCAAAAGAGTTTGCGGAGATTCAAGCTCGCCATCACATGCGGAATCTGGACCCGTCTTCTGGGTCTACCGTTCGTGATTGGGGCCATTTTGAATGGACGCCGACTGGCCGAGCTACCAAGGTTGCGGGCCGCGGCGGCGACGACATCGACCCCGCGAAGTCGCGCGAGGCAATCGACAAGGACCGGGCGCAGCGCACCACGGTCGAGGGCTCGGGCAAAATCACGGTTGACGTCAATGCGCCGAAGGGCACCAACGTCGGGGCCGAAGCATCGGGCCTGTTCAAGGAAGTTGCGGTCAACCGGCAAACTCAAATGGAGCCGGCGCGTCGCGGGCCCGAGGCTGGTGAGGAATGACGGATATCCTGGCGCTGCCGACCGCCTGGCGCGACAAGTTGCGGCCGGCGTCGTTCGGCGGCGCGCGTTTCCATTGCGAAAGCAATAGCCGCGAAAGCGGTCGGCGCATCGTCGAACATCAGTTTCCAAAAAAGGAGTTACCCTACGCCGAGGACATGGGCCGGTCGGCGCGCGAGTTTACGGTCCGCGGTTATCTGATCGTATTTGGCTCCGATAACAAAGACGACACGCTCAAGCGGCGCAACTACCTCATCGCCCGCGATGCGCTGATGAATCGCCTCGAAACCGAGGGCGCGAGCGTGCTGCAATTGCCAACGCAGGCGCCGCAGCTGGTGGTCTGTACGCGCTACCGCATGAGCGAGGAAGATCGATCCGGCGGCTTCGCCATGTTCGATATGACGTTTCAGGAATACGGCCTGGACCCGACGAACGAGGCGCCGGTCGCGGATACCTCGGGCGCGATCGAGACCACAGCGAAAACGGTTGAGGACGGCGTCGCCAGCAGCCTGAACGGGTCTGGCAGCAAAACCGAAGTGCCAGCCACCGCGGTGCCGCCACCATGAAACGAGCCGACGCAAACGAGGCGGCACCGTTGGTCGATCGCATGCTGGCGAACCTGGTCGCGACCGTGCCGCCGAAGGGCCGCGCCGGCTCGGAAGCGCGCACCGCCATCGGCGACGCCCGGGCAAACGCATTCATGTTGTGCATTACCGACGCGCTCGGCCCGCCGCTGATTCGATGCTTCACGCTGGCGCGGTTGGGCGGCGCGAGCCTCGCGCAGCTTGAGGTGGTGCGCCAGGCCATCGCGGCCGAGGCGACTGCGACGCTCGGCGGGGCGCTGGTCAAGAATTGCGGCATTCGGCTTTGTCTAGCCACGCAGGCACGCATGCTTTCGGCCATGGACTTCGTCAGTCGGCAAGACGTCGACGCTATCAAGCAGCAGCTGCAGCCGGCGTTTCAAGATGCCGAAGAGATCGCGGCCGATGCTATGGATCAGGCGACGTTCGCGGCGCTGATCGCGCTGCACGGTGCGACCGTCAATCATCTGGTCGCGACCGCGCGGCCATTGCCGCGCATGCTCAACTTTCAGTTTTATGAGCCGCTGCCGTCGCTGGTGATTGCTCATCGGCTCTATGATGATGCCGCGCGTGCGGACGAGTTGCGGAACGAGAACAAGGTCGTGCATCCGGCGTTCTGCCCGCAGACCGGCCGGGCGCTCTCGGCCTGACCAATGCCGAAGCCGCAAGAGACCGCGGTGCTCACCGTCAACGGCGTCAAGTTCGACGACTGGGAAACGGTGTTTGTCGAAAAGCGCTGGAATGACTCTTTCAGTTATTTCCGCTTCACCGCGGCCGAACGCGATCCGGTATTCGGGCAGGCGACGCCGCCGCTCTGGGAAAAACTGCAGTTCAAGCCGGGCGATCGTTGCACCGTCACGCTCGCCGGCGTGCAAGTGATCAATGGCTTTATCGAGATTCGGCAGGTTGCCTACAATGCCACCAGCCACGGCGTGATGCTGGTCGGCAAGTCCAGCACCGCCTGGGCCGCACGATCGAGCGTCGACACCAAGACCGGATCGTTCGACGGCAAGAATATCTTGGAGATTGCAAAAGAGGTGCTGGCGCCGCACCCGGTCGGGATCAAACCCATCGGCCAATTGGACCTGACGCCGTTCGTGCGTCTACAGAACGAACCTGGCGAACTGATCTGGGATTTTCTCGAACGCCTGGCGCGGCCCCGCGGCATCGTCATGGGCTCGGATGCGTTCGGCAACTTCCTGCTGATCGGGCCGCATACGTTCCCGACCGTCACGCAGCTGATCGAGGGGATGAACATCAAGTCATGCCAATGCACCATCCGGCACGATCAGACATACTTGCAATTCGACGTCCGCGCGCAGGCGCCCGCCACCCAAGACCAATCCGGCACCGACACCAGCGAGCTTCACGCGACTGCTCCCAGCCGCATCATGACGCAGCCTTACAGCAAGCTGATCACCCCATCCGAGCATCCGGTCACGTCGCAGGCCGAGGTCGAAGCGCGCAACAATAACGAACGCATCTGGCACGACGACACCGAGGTGCAAGCCACCATTACGGTGCAGGGCTGGCTGTTCAACCAGACGCGGCTGTGGACGCCGGGCGATCATGTGTTCGTGCGCTCGCCGATGGCGATGCTCAACCAGGACCTTGCGCTGCAGAAAGTCACCTTCACCCAGGACAGCAACAACGGCACGCAGACGACGCTCGATATGGTGCTGCCCGGCCTGCTCAAGGGCTCGCTCAATCTCAATCCATCGCCCGCGCCGTCAGATCCGCAACAGAACAGCGAACCGACCAAGCAAGGAGATTGATTTCCATGCATCGCGCAACACCGCTTAACAATTCTTTCCGGGCCTACACCGCGGGCGGCGCGCGCGTGGTCCTCGGCAAGGCCGACGACACCAAGCTGATGCAGGAGGTGGCGGCTAGCTTCATGTTCAACGAGGCGCGCAAGGGGATCGAGGCGGCACAGAACTACGGTTTCACCAGCGTTCATTTCGACCCCGAGCAAGGTCAGAACGGCCAGCAGGTCGGCGCCGAATCCTTCGTCAGCTTCATGGGCGGCAATCGCTCGTTCCCAGCGATGGGGGCGACCGATGATCGGCGCCACCGGCTCTACAAGCTCGAGTCCGGGGATACTGCGATGTTTCGCGGCCGTGGCGACAAGCAGCAATTTCACCTGACCAAGGACGGCGGCTTCTGGAGCGCGCCGCTGGACAAGACCGTGCGCATGCACCTATTGACGTCCAACTCAGAAAGCAACGCGACCGTGCAGAGCGGCGGTCAGCAGCAAGGCGGCGGCGCGAGCGCCTCGACGCGCGACGCGGGAACGTCCGGCGGAACGAACGGCGGCCAGCAACAGCAAAGCAAACGCGGGCAGGAGGCGGTCTATAAGGACGGCCAGAACTCGGCGCGCTTCGTCGACATCACCCAAGACAAGACCCGCGCGTCCGGCTCGCAGGTTCACCTGATGCTCGACGATCAGAAAACCTATCTGCACTGCCATACCGACAAAAAGGTCTATGTCGGCGGCGAGGCCGGCAAGGACACCTTCGCGATGTTGGTGACGCTCGACGGCCCGTGCTTCAACAGCATGGGTCGGATCAGCTAATCATGCCGACTGCCGCCATCGTTCCCGATATCCGGCTGGTTCAGAACAACCAGTTCCCGGCCTATTCCGTCACCCTCGACTGGCAGCTGCTCGCCGACGGCACGCTCGACGAAACGCAGGCGTTGGCGACCGCGGTGTGCATTGCGCTTGGCACCAACGGGCTTGCCTCGTCCGACGACATTCTGCCCGATCCTGATAGTAGCGACCGCTGCGGCTGGTGGGGCGACCTCGACGCCGAGGCGATCTGGAATGGCTGGCCGATCGGCTCGAAGCTCTGGCTCTTGCGCCGCGCCAAGATCAATCCGGCATCGGCGTCCGAGGGCGCGACGCTGGTGCTAGTCGAGGATTACATCCGCGTCGCCATGGCGCCATTTGTCGACCGCAAAATTTGCTCGAACTTCGACATTGAGGTCACCCGCGTTGACAGGCAGCGGATCGACGCGCTGCTGCGCATCTATCGCGGGCCGCTACCGGCGATCGATCTGCGATATGCCGTGCTTTGGGATGCAATGGGGCCATAGATCGCATGCCGTGGACCACGCCATCGCTTCGAGACGTTCGCTCGCTGGTGCGCGATGCGGTGGCCGCGTCATTGCCGGGCGCCGATGCCAGCGTGCCGAATAGCCTGTTGCGCGTCATGTCCGACAACCAAGGCGCGCTTTGTCACCTTACGCTGCAATACGTCGATTGGCTGGCGCTGCAATTGCTGCCCGACACCGCCGAGACCGAGTGGCTCGACCGTCACGGCCAGATTTGGTTGGTCAATGCCGACGGGAGCAAGGGCCGCAAGATGGCGACGCTGGCGGCCGGCACCGCCAGCTTCCAGGGCCTCGTCGACGGCACCGTGATTCCGGCGGGGACACAATTGCAAAGCGCCCTCGCTGCGTCGGCGGGCTGGGTGTCGTTTGAAACCCTTGAGGACATCGTCACCTCGGCCTCGACGCTGGTCGATGGTCCGATCCGCGCGCTCGATCCCGGCGCGGTCGGCAATCTGCCCGATGATTCAACCCTATCGATCACGCCGCCGGTGCCTGGGATTTACAACCTCGCGATCGCGCGCGGCATGACCGGCGGTGCCGACACCGAGACCGACCCGCAATTGCGGGCCCGCGTCCTGCAACGCATTCAAAACCCGCCGATGGGTGGGTCGGCCGCCGATTATGTCGCGTGGGCAGAGGCGGTACCGGGCGTCACCCGTGCCTGGTCCGCGCCCGAGCAGGGCCCTGGAACGATCACTGTCCGGTTCTTGATGGACGACCTACGCGCCGACGATGACGGCTGGCCCACGCCAGAGGATGTGCAGACGGTCGCGACCTACATCGACCAGAAGCGGCCGGTTACGGTAATGGACTGTTATGTGGTCGCGCCGATCAAGCAGTTCATCGACATCACCATTGCCAACCTTGTCCCCAACACGGCCGAAGTCCAAGCGCAAATCGAGGCGAGCCTGCAAGCCATGCTGTTGCAGATGGCGGCGCCCGGCCAGACGATCTATGCGGCGTGGGTCAGCTACGCGATCATGAATGCGGCGAGCGTGCAGTCGTTTCAGCTGGTGACCACGGAGGACAACGTGATGCCGTCGCTCGGCCACATGGCCGTGATCGGGACAATTCTCTACCAATGAGCGATCGGCACATCAGGCGCAGCGGCTCGGACTATAGCGAGGCGTTCCTCGCACTGCTGCCGCAAGGCCAGGCGTGGCCAAAGCAGGCGTTCGACAGCGTCCTGGTGCGGACCTGTGAAGGGCTTGCCGATTACTGGGGATTTGTCGATAGCCGTGCTGCCGATTTGCTGGAGCGCGAGAGCGACCCGCGCATTACGATCGAGTTGCTGCCCGACTGGGAACGCAATTGGGGCCTGCCCGATCCTTGCTACACGGCGCCGCTGACGATCGCCGAGCGCCAGTTCGCGCTCGTGCAGCGCATGACGATGCTCGGTGCACAGTCCCGTGAGTTCTTTATCGAGCTCGCCGCATCGATCGGGTACACGATCACGATTTCAGAATATCGCGTCTTCGTCTGCGGCATGGACCGTTGCGGCGACAATCGCGTCTACGGTGACGGCTCAAGTCCGATGTTGGACGAATGGGGCCGTCCGATTCTCAATGTGCGCGGCGTGCCGGTGGCGGACGGCGAGTTGTCGACATGGCCATGCTACGGGCTGGGGCCGCCGGCTAACCGCTTCTATTGGACCGTTCACGTCGATCAGGCCAAGCTGGTTTGGTTTCGTTGCGCCAGCGGGCAATGCGGTGTCGATCCGCATCTGCGCATCGGACTCGCCGATGATCTTGAATGCCTGCTCAATCGCTGGAAGCCAGCGCACACGCAGATCATCTTCGACTATTCCGGTTTAAGCAGTCCTGGCGATCCGATGGCGGGGACGCCTTAAGGGGAGAGCACAGTGCAATATAACCAACCTTTCGGTGTCTCTGATCCGAACGCCGCGTATATCAACGGCAACCCGTCGACCGGCACGATGGGTTCGATCCCACCCGCTGCGTCGATAGAATATCCGCAACGGGAGATCGTGGAGGTTATTGCCGACAGCGGCTTTACGCCAGACAACGCCGATCTGAAGCAACTCGCCAAAAGCATTCAGCTACAGCGCGTTAATTTCGCGATTGACGTCGGCACGGTCAACAATGTTCAGGTCACCTTGGCTCCCGTGCCTGCCTACAAAAATGGTTTGGTTGTTCGTGTCCTTGCCGTGCAGAGCAACACCGGGCCGGCGGTGCTCAACGTCAACGCCATAGGCCCGAAGAAAATCCGCCGTCCCGGCGATACCGATCTGCTTGCCAACGACATCACGGCAGGCAGCACGGTGACCATGGTCTACAACGAGACGCTGCAAGGAGGTGCGGGCGCGTGGGAATTGCAGGGCTTGCAGGCCAGCGCTTCAGGTGCTGGCGGGTACATGACGAAAAACATGGACCTGTATGTCAGCTATGCGATCGGTAACGATGCCAACGACGGCACTGCAAACGATGCCGGGCATGCGCTGAAAACCATTCAGCGGGCCATCGACATCGCCTGGAATTACAGGCCGAGCCAGTACACGCTGACGATCCATATTGCCGACAGTCAATTCTATACGGCGTTTGCCACGCCGTTCTGGGCTGGCCCGAATTTGCAAATCATCGGCAACGAGCCCGCGCCTTCCGGGGTGCTGGTGACTGGGGTCGGTGCGCCGGGTCCGTTCAAGCATGCATGTACTATTTCGGGGAACCAAAACGTAACTGTTGCAGGCATCAAGGTAGCAATGCCGAGCACGGACTCTGGTCATCAGGGGTGCGGCTTTTATATCGGCGGCGGGGCGGTGGTGCAGATAAGAAACTGCGAAGGTGGATTCTGCGACGGCTACCATATTTTCTCCGGTTACGGCGGTTTGGTGTCGATAAGTGGCAGCTACAAGATCGACGGCGGCAGCTTCGGCCAAATCCTGAATTGCAGCGGCGGCTCGCAGATGACCACCTATGCATGCTCATTTATTTTTACGACTACGGTGAGCGCGAATTGCTTCATGAGCAGCTTTAATGGCTACTCCCAATTCACTTCTGGCGGTGGTCTGACTAATTTTGTGAACCCTGGAAATTTTACCGGCAAAAAATTCTTTGCACAGTTGAACGCTGTCATCGACACGGGCGGCGCTGGAGTGAACTTCTTCCCCGGCACAATCGCGGGCACCACTGAAACGGGAGGGCAGTACCAATGACTACATTTCCTCGCGTCGCCTACACGCCGGAGGATTGGTACTGGTTCATCGGTGCCGACACCACCAACGTCTGGTCGAGCAAACGCTGCATGATGGTCGTGGCGTCAACCGATCAGGAGTACATCGACTGGTCTGCTGTCCGTGGCGCGCCGACGCTGGGCACTATGGCGGAATTAGAAGAGATGATGACGACGCAGTTTCCGCCCGGCACTCTGAAATCCTACAATCCTTATGCGCGGTACAACAAAGCCAGCGGCGGTGTTGTTGTTACCAGCATCAGCGCGGCAGCGTTCATGAGCGATCCGGTGTCGCGCAATACGCTGGCGAACGCCGATGCTTTTGCCAAGGCAAATCCGGGGCACATGACCGACTGGAAATTAGCGGACGGCACCTTTGTCACACTGAGCGAAGCGCAACTCGCGACGGCACTGAACGATATGGCGATCTTCGTACAGAGTTGCTTCACCTGCGAGAGCGCGAACCTGACAGACATCAATGGTGGCACCATAACGACAATTGCGCAGATCGATGCGGCATATGCGGCGATTTCTAACGTATTCCCGTAAGGATGCGACATGGCCATCGTCAACATCTCGGTCGAGAACGACGCGGACTTCTATCGGTCCTTTGCTTGGCAAACCATTGCGGGCGCTCCGATTGATCTGACCGGCGGCGTCATGGAGATGATGTTGCGCCGCCACGCCGAGGACGAAACGGCAGTGCTGCGGTTGGCCAGCGATACCGGGGACTTCGTGTTCACCGCAGCGACGGCTGGGCAGTTCACCTTGCGAATTGCGCAAAGCGTCCTGGAGCGACTTGCCCTTGGCGACTACGACCACTCCAACATCTTCACGCGCGGCGGATACAAGCAGCGGATTTGGTCCGGTGTCCTCACCAACAACGCCGGGGCAACGCGATGAGCGAACTCGAAATCCAGCAGGACGACAACGTGTCCACTGCCCAGGACACCAGCAACTCCGTCGTCGTTACCTTGGATGACGAAGTCACCATCATCCAGACTCTCGAACAAGGCGGGCCCGGTCCTCCTGGGCCTCCTGGACCGACAGGAGCAACTGGTTCTCCTGGTCCACAGGGGCCGACCGGACCAGCCGGCGCACAGGGGGCTACTGGAGCCACAGGGTCTCCCGGCCCCCAAGGGCCGACAGGAGCAACGGGCGCACCAGGAGCCACCGGGGCCCCAGGTGCGACGGGCCCGCAGGGCAGCACGGGCGCGACGGGTCCGCAGGGGCCGAAGGGCGATACCGGCGCTACCGGCGCAACGGGGCCAGCAGGGCCGACAGGGCCAGCAGGGCCAGTGCCAGAGGCTCCGCTCGATGGTCAGCAATACGCACGACAGAGCGCGGCATGGAGTGTCGTCGCCAGCGGTGCGGTTGCCACGTTCATCGGCGATACACCGCCAGCAAGCCCGGTGGTCGGTCAGCTTTGGTGGCAGAGCAACAACGGCAATATGTTCATTTGGTACAACGACGGCACCAGCAGTCAGTGGGTGCCGGCGACAATCGGTGTGACGGGTCCGACCGGTCCGCCGTGCACGGTGATCATTGCCGGGGGGCTGTTCTAGGTGGCATTCGCTGAAACCACTTGGTATTGCAACGCGGGCGATCAGTCCACGACCGGATATTACGCGGTCGCGAAATTTGCTGCTTCGACTGCTTACTCGGCCGGTCAATTAGTTCGCCAACTCACCGCTCCGGCGGTTGGCAGCGAGCGCGTATTTGTCGTCATTGTTGCTGGCACGAGCAGCACCGAGCCTTCGTGGACGGTGACGCGCGGCGCGAAGAACACGTCAGGCGGCGTGACCTTTCAGGAATGCACTGGCGCGGCGTCTTTGAATGGAGATGCCACCAACACGCCGAACTGGACTGCGCAGAAGGCGGCAGGCAATCCCACGCTCGGCGCGATTATCAAACGAAACAACGGCGCCAGCTATCAGATCTGCTCGACGGCCGGCACGCTGGGCGCGTCCGAACCGGCATTCAGTGACACTGCCGGTACGACGACGACCGAAGGCACCACCACGTGGACTTCGCTCGGTCCGGTTTCCGGATTCACCGGCGGCCAGGCTCCGCACGCGCGGCTGGCTAATGCGTGCGCCTCGACATGGTTTGCGGCGGGCAACACGGTCTACGTCGGCGACAACCATGCTGAGTCGCAGACGACGACAATCAACATCGCGCCTGCGGCAGCTACAAATTTGGTGAATCGAATACTCTGTCACAACCATTCGGGCAGCTATCCACCTGCATCGACTGATTTGATGACCGGAGCGTCAATCTCGACAACGGCTGCGGCAAACATAAACTTTAGTCCTAGTCCCGGGCTCACTTATGTTTACGGTCTGGCGTTCTTGGTCGGAGTGGGGGGATCGAACAACGCATTCATCAACTTGTCGCCAATCAATGCATTTTACAGATTCGATAATTGTCTTTTTAAGCTGGCAACTACGTTTACCAACCCGCAGATTTCGTTAGGTAGTAACAATTCCGGTGCTGTTCTGTGGAACAACTGCTCGGTTTATTTTGGTAACATCGCGCAATACATCGACGTTGAAAGCACGAATTTTGTTTGGCAAAATACTGGACAGGTACTAGCCAGCGGGTCGCTGGTTCCCAGCACGGCGGGGCTTCTGAATAATGCAGCTGCCGCGCGCTTGAGCAGCGTTGTGCTAGAAGCGCTCGACCTGAGTCAGCTAACTGGCCCTATATTCAGTACGGGTGCTCTTGCTCATTTTGGAAACTGGGTGGTCAAGGACTGCAAACTTAACGCTTCCGCGTCGTTTCCAACACCGTTTTTTTCCGGGCTTACATCCCAGCTCGTGCGCTGTGACTCAAGTGGCACCGCCTACAAGTCCGCGCGGTACACTTACGAAGGCACCGAGACGACCGAGACCTCGATCACGCGAGTCGGTGGCGCTTCTGATCCCACCGGGCAGGCGCAATCGCGCAAGATCGTGACCACCGCGAACTCACAATGGCTGCGGCCGTTCAAGGCCGAACCTTACGCGATTTGGAATCCGACCACTGGTGCCAACGTCACGGTCACCGTGTACGGCACCATCAACGCGGGCGCGCTACCATTCAACGACGATATCTGGCTGGAGGTCGAGTACCTCGGCGCGTCTGGGTCGCCGCTCGGCACGATCGTCACCACCACGAAAGCGAGCGTGCTGGCGGCTAACGCAGCGGTGGCATCGGATGGATCGACGTGGAATGGGACTTCCCCTTCTTATACGACATGGAATCCAGCTGACCAAGGGCCGCAAACCGTGCTGAGTGGTGGCAATCTTACTGCCACTACATCTGGAGTGATGGCATCGGTTCGTTCGATAGGGTCGCAGTCGTCAGGAAAATTCTATTTTGAGACAACATGGACTGGGGCCACATTTAATCTCGCGACCAACGCAGGGCCAAGCGTGGCGAATTCCAGTGCCACGCCGGGCTCAAGCGGGTTCGCTGGTGATACTGGTAGTGTTGGTCCGGTCTTAAATAACGGTGCCATTTGGAATAACAACGCAAATAGCGGCATCAACATTGGAGCAGTGTCAGCAGGGAATGTTATTTGTTGTGCGGTCGATCTCGACGCAAAGTTGATTTGGTTTCGTCTCAATAACGGCAATTGGAATGGGTCCGGTACTGCTAACCCGGCGACTGGAACAGGAGGCGTTTCTATATCATGGCTTTCATCTGCGGCTTTCGTTAGGGCTTCTACGCAATCCGCTTCAACAACTTGCACGGCTAATTTTGGTGCTTCGACTTTTGCGTTTTCAGTACCATCCGGGTTTACGTCCGGCTGGCCGCTCGGAGGCGGTAGCTGGGCGCCATTCAAGTTGGTGGCTGTGTTATCGGCACCGCAGCCGGGCCTCGCTGGTTACATCCACGCGCGGGTGCGGGCGGCGAAGCCGTCATCGACGTTCTATGTCGACCCACAGATCACGTTGGGCTAATCGTCATGTATGATTTCCCGAGCAGCCCGAGCGAGAACCAGGAGTTCACTCCGGCAGGCGGCGTGACCTACATCTACAACGCTCCACGCTGGTCGGTGAAACCGATTCCGCTCGCGCCGCTTGCGTCGCCAACGTTCACGGGCAATCCGACCGCGCCGACAGCGGCGGCGGGCGACAACGACACCAGCATCGCAACCACTGCGTTCGTGCAAACTGCTGCGATGGCGGCGGCTACTGCCGTAGTTCATCCACCGCAGGGCCGCTTGACGCTCCTTAGCGGCACGCCAGTCATGACCACGTCGCAAATCAGCAAGGGGACTGTTTATTACACGCCATATGCGGGCCAGTTCGCCCCGCTCTACGATGGCACCAAGTTCGTCGTGACCGATCTTGGCGGCGAGCTTTCGCAGGCCACCACAGACGCGACGAAATCACCGGCGGCTGTCGTCGCTGCGAAAAATTACGACATGTTTGTTTGGGACGACGCCGGGACGAAGCGCTGCACGCGCGGACCTGCGTGGTCGTCTGACACCGCGCGCGGCACCGGTGCGGGCACGACCGAACTGGAGATGCTCACCGGCATCTATGTCAACAAGAACGCCATCACCAACGGGCCGGTAGCGCGCCGCGGGACCTACGTCGGAAGCATTCATGTTCACACCGATGCGCTGGTGTGGTTCCAGTTCGGGTCGTTGGCCTTGAACGGCGGCCTTGGTCATATTGGCGTGTGGAATTGTTACAATCGCGCGCTTGTCAACATGATGGTGCAAGATACGAATGCAACATGGACCTATAGTTCAAATGTGTGGCGAGCCGCTAATGGGCAGACCAGTTGGGCGGTCTATTTTATTTCTGGACTGGCCGAAGACAGTTGGAAAGCGCGACACGCCGGGCTGGCTGGCAGCAGTGCGTCGGGTTACGCGAACCGGGCTGTAGGATACGATTCCACAACGACGCCCTCAGGGGTTTCGTGGCTGAACCAGATATTTAGTTCGGGGATTTCAACCGACTCATATTTTGCCGCGACAAGTTTGGGCTGGCATTTTGCTCAAGCATTAGAGATGGCAAGCGGTGGCACATGCGGTTTAAACGGCGGCAGCAATTCCGGCCTGTTTTTCGAGTGGAGGTGTTAGATGGATGCAGCATACCTGCATCAAGCCATCATCGATGCCGGGTGTCCGGCCACGAGCGCGACGGTGGGCAAGCCCGACGATCGCGCGACCTGGTCATTCGTGCCCGACCCCTCGGCAACCCAAGCGCAGATCGACATCGGTAACAACGTCATCGCGACGATACCGATTGATCCGAAAGGAGCGATCGCTGCGTCAGATTTCGTCGCCCGTTTCACCAATGCCGAATATCTCGCGCTGGAAAAGAAGCGCGCCGCCGACATTGCCAACAATAAGGTCGGCAATGCAAAAAATTGGGACATTGTCATCGGGGACACGATGGTCGATTTCAATAAGAAAAAAGTAGAGACCTTGAAAACGAACTTAGTGACCGATGGCATTCTCACGCAGGCGCGCGCCGACGAAATCTTCGCTTGAGCTCTCTTGACTGGCGCGCCGGGGCGCGTTCAAGGAAACCTCCAATGTCCTTAATCACAGCAACCGCGACAATCGCGGCCGGGGAGTCGCTTTCCACGCCCGTCGATTGTTCAGCAGGCACGCTTGTCTTCATCCACATGCCGGAGGATTGGACACCGGCACTGCTGACCTTTCAAATTTCTTACGATGGCGTCACGTATAGCGATCTCTTCGATGCCAAGGCTCGTGAAATCGCGTACAACATACTGCCATCCACGGTTGTTCACATTGATCAGGTGCTGTGGTCTTCCGCGTCACCGTCATTTCTGAAGCTGTGTTCGGGGTCGCGCGAGAATCCAATACAGCAAGCAGGAAGCCGGACGTTCGTAGTCAATCTTAAATCCGAAGCACAGACATCGGACGGCGGGACGGGTTCACAAGGGCCGCAAGGCGTGAAAGGCGACGCAGGTCCGCCGGGACTACAAGGTCCGCCGGGTCAGGATGGGATACAGGGGCCAAGCGGCGCGCAAGGAGCACAAGGTCTAACGGGTGCTCAAGGACCGATTGGCAACCCAGGTCCCGCCGGAATGACTGGGCCGCCCGGCCAAACTGTGACCGTTATCGGCACCTTTACCAACAAAACACCATCCGATTTGCCGCCAGATGGTTATATCCCGGCCGACTGGGATGCACCGGGTAGTCCGCCACTGGGAATCCAGATGGCGAACGGTCAAGGACTGCTCTATGTCCCAACGCAGGAAATTTGTCTGTGGGTCGGGCCTGCTATTTCTCCAGCAGGCTGGATAACGCTCGGTAATGTCCAGGGTCCGCCGGGTCCGCAAGGGCTGCAAGGCGTCATGGGTCCGCAGGGCAGCGAAGGTCCGCCCGGTGTGGACGGTGTTGCGGGTGGGCAAGGACCGGCAGGTATAATCGGTCCGCAAGGACCCGCTGGCGATACAGGTCCCGTTGGCCTGCCGGGCAGCGAAGGACCGGCCGGGCCACGAGGCGACGCGGGGCCACGAGGCGATGTCGGGCCCCAGGGACCGAAAGGCGATCAAGGCGCACAAGGGCCGCAAGGGATAGTCGGACCGCAAGGGTTGCAAGGCAGTTCGGGACCGGCGGGAGCGCAGGGAACGGTCGGGCCGCAAGGGCCGCAAGGGCCACAGGGTTCGCCGGGAACACAAGGTCTCCCTGGGCCGACCGCAGTTTCCGCCAGTGCAGGCAATGTTGCCACCCTTGGCACTGACAATCTTATTTTTGTGCCCCAAAATATCAGGGGTACTGTGGCCGGTGACAACGCGCCTGTCGGCACTATCGGTGAATTTCTCTCAGCGAATAATTCCGCAGGAATTTCACTTACCACCAACGTATCGGCGAACGTTGCCACTCTTTCTTTGTCGGCTGGAGACTGGGCTGTTTCAGGCGTCGTCGTCTTCAATCCGGCTCAGGGTCCTAGTGCACTTGCTGCAGCTGTCGCCACCGTTTCTGCGACATTGCCGACAGCGGCGCAGATTTCAGCCGGGGTCGGCAGCATGACCCAATATCGGCTAACGTTCGCCAATGGCGTAACCCAAACCATGCAAACGGGCGCATGCCGCATGAACGTCATCGCGCCGACGAATATCTTCCTGGTCGCACAGGGGACATTCAACAGCACTTGCACCGCGACCGGCTACATCTCGGCGCGGCGGATGCGATGATATGGCTCCATGCGCGCCGTCCTGTTCGGCACGCTCGCGGTGGCTGGGCGCGGTCGTGATCCTGCTGGTCATCCTGTTTGGAGTTTGATGAGGGCCACCCAATGGTCGCGGAGGAAGTCGGCAAGGTCGCAAGCGCGACGGTTGATGCGATGAAGTCATCGCCGCTGGCGATTGCATTGCTCGTGGTCAACGTCGGCTTTCTCGGCTTTGCCGCCTATGTGCTCGGCGAGGTCGCCGCAAACGCCAGCGAGCGCAACAAGTCGCAGCTTGAGCTGATAACCAATCTGGTGCGGGACATCCGCGACTGCCGGCAGGGCGGGCCCACATGAGTGGAGTTGAAAAGCAATGAGCAACAATGCGCCTCCTTGGCTTGCCGTCATGCGCGGAATCACCGGGCTCACCGAGACGCCCGGGGACGCGGACAACCCGAAGATTATCCAGATGGCCGAGAAGATCGCCGAGACGTACCCGGAGATGAAGGAATACTGCGATCAGTACACGCACGACTCGATTGCGTGGTGCGGGCTGTGCGCCGCGTACTGCATGACGATGGCTGGCATCAGGCCGCCGTTCGGCGAAACCGACACCGACAAATTCCTGTGGGCGCTGTCGTGGGAAGCCGATCCTCAGTATCAGCTACTCGACAATCCGGTAGTGGGCTGCGTTGTTGTGATGACACGATCAGGCGGCGGTCACGTCACGTTCTTCGAATCGGAGGACGGCAGCAACTACAAATGTCGCGGCGGCAATCAGGGCGACATGGTCAACGTCTCTTCTTACGCCAAGGACACGGTTGTTGGATTGATGTGGCCAAGGGCGGGCGGCGAGATGCCCCGGCGCGAGTTGTCGGAAGGCGACGAGGGCGAGGACGTCGCGGAAGTGCAAGCAGCGTTGGGGCTGCCTGACGATGGCGACTTCGGGCCGCTGACGAAGGCTGGCGTGCAAGGCTATCAGAGCGCGGTCGGGCTCGATGCTGATGGCGTCGTCGGCGCGGCGACGTGGGAAGCGCTGGACGAGCTCGATCGTCGGGTTCAGGCCGGCGGTGATCTGCTGCCTGCAGAAACGGAGGATGAGATCATCGCCATCGCGGAGCGGAGCCCCATCGCGCAATATTCCTGGTCAGGCCGCGGTATTGCGCCGATCGGCTACATCACTGGGATGGCGCTCACGTTTGCGCTGGCTGTGCAAGCCTACGGCGCGGGCGATCCAGCCGCGCTGGAGATGGGCAAGGCGGCGTCCGGGGACGATCCCGATCATGACGCGCTCGACTGGTACGCGGACCAGTTCGACGATGCTGAGATGGACAACTCAAAGGATGGTCTCGTAACGCTGCGCCATCTGTTCGTGTTGCTGCTGGGGCTCGGGCCGAGAGAGAGTTCCGGCAACCACTGGTGCGGTCGTGATCAGTCGGCATCGAACACAGACTCAGACACTTGCGAGGCTGGACTGTTTCAGACGTCCTGGAATATCCGCTCATGCAGCGACACGCTGCCGCCATTGCTTGCGGCGTTTTGGGAAGACCCGAACGGCTTCCTCGAGCAGTTCAACCGTGAAGCGGCCAATCCGCCATCAAACGCCGATCTGAAAAACTACGGCGACGGTGATGGTGTGCGCTATCAGTGGTTGGCGAAGTACTCGCCAGCGTTTGCGGCGTTCGTGACGGCGGTCGGTCTGCGCAATTTGCGGCAGCACTGGGGTCCCATCAATCGTCACGAGGCTGCGCTGGTGGAAGAGGCCGACGAGCTATTCAAGCAGGTGCAGCAGGTGCTTGATGAAGGCGGTGTCGATCCCGGGCCGGGGCCTGATCCGGGGCCTGATCCGCGCCCGCCGCGACCGGGCTTCAAACCCACTGTGACCGTCGCGGTGGACCCACCGGGTTCTGCGCGAGTGGTCGTGACAGGAAGTGCGAAGTAGCTATGTCCCCCCAGCTCGGGCGACCCGCCGCGCCGATTGCGCCGAATGCGCCTTGAGGTCTTTACGTATGTGCTCGTGGCGCTTTTTATCGTCGGCGCGACTGCCTGGCTCTGGCACAAGTGGGAATACCTACCGCAGCCGCTCATCGCGGCGCTCGTCATTGTGATTGCCGTCGTTGTCATCCTCGCTGCGATGATCGGGCTTATGAAGTGATACCAACCCCGCGCCAGCCGGGATCGCTGGCAGCAAACTAAAAAAGGAATATTCCAATGGCTGCTATTCCCGTCATCATCCATGGAGTCTTGGTTTATAGCGATACCGGTGTCGGCGGTGGGCCGATGCCCGGCGGTCCGAGCCCGTCGCATCCCATTGCGCCCGGTGGTCCGCCTCCGGGATATTGGGGCGGTGTCGCGCCGCCGTATCCCGACCAAGGCTTGCCGGGCCAGCCTCCGGGCATCTGGCCGAGTCCAGGCCACCCGTCGCATCCGATTGCACCCGGCGGGCGCCCGCCGGGCATCTGGGGCGGCGCGCCGCCGTACCCAGACCAAGGGCTGCCGGGCCAGCCTCCGTATCCGAGCCAGGGTCCGGGTTTCCCGACAAATCCGATCGTGCTGCCGCCATACGTCGAGGGCGGCCCGCCAGTAGCGATTTGGCCCAATCCGGGCAAGCCGACGCACCCGATCGTAGTCCCGCAGCCGCCGCCGCCGCCTGACAACGAGGCAATCAAACCGCCGCCCGAAGCTGGCGGCTGGGCGTACACGCCGGAGTATGGGTGGGGCTATTTCCCGGGTGAGCAATCGGCGGGTCCGAAGAGATAACCTATTCGTGAGCTATCGGGCGGCCACTTCCACGCCCGTTAGAACCGCAGGGTCTGGGTTCCCGCCTGGCTCCTCCCAGTACCAGGTCCGGGCCCTGCGGACCAAAAAAACACCCCCGCCAAAAGCGGGGGCTTTTTTTGTTGGTTAGTGGGAAATTATCCGAACACTTTGACGAAGGCGATGGCGGCCCCAAACAGAGCCGCACCCGTAGCCATGAATGTTAGCGCCATCTGCCATGGGGCGAACCTGATTTCCTGTCGCTTGCGATCGTGATCGGCCAGCATTTGATCGATATGGGCAAGCTTTTCACGGAGATCGACACTGTCGCGATCGTATGTCGGGGCGGTCATTTGTTGCCTCCTAGAGGCTTGCCGACTTTCTCCTGTACCCGAACTCCATCCGGCGGCGGATACCCTGCCAGCCACATATCGATGCAGACCGAAACCGGGCCGGACACTGCGTGTCGGCCATCCTCCCAATCGAGCACAGAGCGGCCAGGATCGCGCCCTTCGAGGCGCAGGGCTCGGGCTAGCTCGGAGGCATGCAGGGGCCTGCCGAGGCCCCACGCGGTGCCAAGCACATTCCGTGCGGCGCGGACGAGCTTGGCGCGAGCCCTTTGTGTTTGGGCGGGGCTCATGGCTGATCCTCGCAGAATTTCCTTAGAGGGTGCCGACGAAGAGGCCATCCTCGTCGAAAATCTGAACGATGAACTTGTGAGCCGCGTTCTCAAAAACCGAGTAAGTCCAATCGCCGTCCATTTCCTGGTTGGCCTTGGCCTTCGCGGCGGCCTGCTCGAAGGTGTTGTGGAGGGTAATGATCTGCGACTTGATGGTGGTCATCGGATTATCTCCCGTGTGAGTGGGGCGCTGCCCCGTTGCTGATGGTTGGAAGAGTTTGGTGAGAGAAGTTGAACCGCCGCTGGCACTACCGTTCTTCCCGGTCGGCTGCTACAGGCTCATTGTCCTGGAGAATAACGCCGTCCTTTGGTAGGTTACCCTTCCCTCACCGAACCCTTCGGGGGTTCTCTCTGCGACCTACTGGCCATTCCCATTCCCGTCCTGATGTCCCTAATATACACCTTCCTCGCGTATACGCAATAGCCCCCGACAACTATTTTTATCACGAAATGTTACAACGTCCTCATGCCCCAAACAGCGCTCGCGCGACCACGATAACGGCGAGGACCAGTCCGCCGATGAGCAACAATCTCAGGTCCAGCGAAGTCAGCTTCATTCGACGACGTTGTCAGATATACTGTTTTGCCTTGATGATCTTTTCATTGACGGGAACGAGGCGGCGCACGGTTTTGATGAGCTCAGCGAGCAGCGCCTCCCGGTACTCGGTCGCGGGAGTCCCATCGTTCAGCACATGGCCGGCAAGCCACATCGCCAAGAGATCGGCAAGCACTGCGCCTTGCACCTCAGGTGGATGGCCGGTGAGCATCGGCGCAATCGACGCCGCCAAGTTACCGGCCATCATCGCTTGTTTTTTCGCGCTCATTTGCATGCTCCCCTTGCTGGTCCCATACGCTGGCGCGCCTCCTCATAGGTCAAAGGCAGTCCCGTTGCCGCGTCCTCAAAACCAGCCGCCCGCGCCGAGATCTTCCCCTCGGCACAAGCCTTGCGCAAATGCTCGAATGCCTCCTCACGGGTGTAGTTCATGCTGCGCATGACTTGGTGGATCGCCTCGTCCAAAGACATCCATTGCTTCGGCTTCGCCATTTGTGAGCCCTCCCTGAAGGCGTGATTCATGGCTCAATCGCCCCCCCTATCGTGAGCATGTTCGGCTCTCGGGCGCGTCGTTTCATGGGTGTTCGCCTTCCGTTTCTGAGCCCCAATTCCTGGGGCGGTTTCTGGGGCGGTTTCTGCGTCGTCTGGGGCGGTTTTAATGTTTTGTTCGGGCTTTTCCCCCATGTGGCGATTTCGCCACAAAGGCTGTAAACCATTTGATGTGTTAGGTGATTTTTGGTCGGAGCGGCGAGATTTGAACTCGCGACCCCCAGTCCCCCAGACTTGCGCACCGGAACCAAATCAGCATGACGTCGCAAAGGGTTAGGTCTCATAGGCGAGATCACTGGGGCGGTGTTTGGGGCGGTTTGTGAGCCCGTCACGACACATCCTTCAATTTGGCCTTGACTGAGGGCGGCGCCTTGCGCCGCTCGCGCGCCAGCCGCTCGATCACGCCGGCAACCTCGTCGCCGAGGAGATGCGCATAGGTACGCAGCGTGATCGCAATGTCGGAATGGTCGAGAGCCGCCGATACGACCTTGATGCCCGCGGCGCCCTCTACCGCACGCAGCGCCTTTGACGCGAAATCATGGCGCAGGTCGTGAAAGCGGAAACGGTTCTCGCCGGTCAGTAAGCCTGCCTCCGCGCGGATCGTATTCCAAACCCGCTTGAGCCCGTCCTTGGTGATCGGGTAACGCTCGCCCTTGACGAAGACGTGGCGCTTGCCGCGGATCACCTTGTCGATGGTGCGCTCGGCCACGAAAGTGAAGACGCGGCTCGGATGATGCCCGCGCAACGGCCAGAGCAGCTCGCGAACTGCGGGCGTGATTTTGATCGTAATCGGCTTGCCGCCGCCGGTGCCCTTGCCCTTCAGTTCGATGACGCCGCGCTCCCAATGGACCATGCTCCATTCGAGCGTGATGCAGTTGCCCTTGCGCTTAGCGACGGTGCGGGCGAACTCGATCAGCGGCCAATAATCCGGCCGGCATTTGGCGATCGCGGCGTCCAGGCGCTCGCTTTCGCTGGCGCTGAGCTCGCGCACGTGCTCGCGCGGCTCGTCGAGCCAGAGGTCTTTCCAGCGCGGCTCGCATGGGAAGGTCGCGCCGCCTGTCTTGCAATAGGTGAATAGCTTCTTGAGTTGCTCGACCGTGTCGTTGACGGTGTAGGCCGACACGCGGGCACCGGTACCTTTGACCGTCTGGGCGCGCCGCCAACGCCGCAGCGCCAAAGCGTCGTCATGGGTGATCTCGCTCAAGGGTTTGAGCGGCCCGAAATGATGCAGCAAAAGCTTGACCAGCCGGTCGGTATTGTCGGCGCCGGCATGATGGTCGCCGACGTCGAGCATGTAACGTGCCGCCACATCGCCGAGCTGTAGTGACGCGCCGGCTTGCGCCTCGGCCTTGATCTGCGTAATCAGTCCGTCCCGATGCCGCTCAGCAGCTTTTTGCGCCTCGCGCTTATCTGTAAGTCTCGAAGCAAAACTATATTTTTTCCCTTCAACCCAGATGTCCGCGCGGTAGTTTTTGCCGTTCTTGTAGACTCGCAAGTGCGCCTCCGTTTCCGCCGCTCGATAAAGGCATCCAGATCGGTCTGGTCGAACATCATGCGCGGCCGTTTCTTGCCGCGGCCGGTGTTGACGAAAGTCAATTCCCCGTCATGAACGAACCCCCAGACCTGGTCGACCGTGGTCCGCAGCTTTTCCGCAACTTCTTTCGGCGTGAGCAATCCCACGATGCAACCTCCATCGCAATTAACGAACCTTGCCTTGCCTTGCCTTGCCTTGCCGTGCCTTGCCTTGCCCAGCCGGGCCTCGCCTACTGAGAACTCACGACGCAATCTCCACAGGTTTGGATTTGTCCAAATAGCCGCCACGCCAGTTCGGAATGCCGTTGCACGACGTCGAGCCGTGATGCAAAGTTGGGGCGCGCATGTTGCGTGCAACCTAGCCAACCGCGCGCAACGTGCTGCCTGACGATCTCATCGGGATCCGCCTCCCGTTTCGAGGTTTTCAGTTGAGCCCCGGCCCACCGTGCAGGAGGACCGGGGCCTTTTCATTTTAAGCCTATGCCACCAGTCCTATACGACGCCGCGCCCGGCGCCAGCCGAGCCCAATAAGGCCAAAGCAGGCCATAACGAGACCCGGTATCCCGGCGCCCGCGATGGGCCCAGGAACGGCTGCGGTCACGATCGGCACGATGTAGAACGACTCGCCGCCGTCAGTGGCGTGATCCCAACTGGCCTGAAACAGCAAGCGGTCGCCCACCGCAACGCCAGATAGGTCGAACCCTGATATCAGGTAGTCGGCAGACCCGTTGCCGTTGCGGATGTTGGGCAAGGGGATGCTGCCCGATAGATCAAAGATGACGGCAGAGCCGAGTGGTCCGCTCCCGACTAAGTCGAGGTCAATCAACCGAAATTCGGTGAGCGTCTCCCGGTTGCCATTGGCACCGCCGGCAGTGTTGATGTCCACGGCAACGCCAAAGGAGACCGTGAAGCCTTGGGACGCCAGGAAGTTGCGCAACTCGCCGCTGGTGTAGGGGGTGACGCTGGTGTCGTCGCCATTGCCGAACGATCCGGTGATGTTTGAGCTGAACAGGTTGAAGCTGGTGTCATTCCCGGTGCTATTGAAATTGTTGTAGCCGAAGCCGACCGGGTTATGCGCCTGCGTCGTCGCGCAGATGATACAGGGGTCGCTGGCACTCTGCGGCACCACTTGGTTGTCGGCGAGCGGAGCAATCGTCAGATTGTTGACCGCGTCGGCCAAGGCAGGAGTCGCCAGGGCTGCGAAGACGCTTGCTAACAAAAACTTTCTCATTTGCTGTTCCTCATTCATGAAGGTTTGAAGTGTTGGGTGGCACATTCCATTCATCACATGCTTGAACCCCTCCTCTATTCGTATCGTTGCGTCTGGCGCTGACGCTTTACACGCAAGCGTTCCATCACCTGACTCATGAGAGCAGAGAAATCCTCGGCATCAATATGTAGCATGTTCATCAGTTCGGCCAGGAACACAGAGATCCCCGCAGTTGCTGAGCTCACGGATTCCGCGACACTGCAGCCGGACTCCCGCATCCGCTCGACATGGTCACAGCAAGCGTTCTTGACGCGGTTGGCGAAATGAGCTTCGAGGTCGTTGCGGATTTGATCCGATATCATGCCGCGTTTTCCTTTGCCCTCACGGCGGCCTCGGCCTCGCGCTCGCGCTGAGCTCGCTTGTAGGTTTCCATCTGCGCGATTTTGCGGTCGAGCCATTCGAGCGTGTCGCGAAATGAGTGTTGATTGGCGACCGTGAAATTAACGTCTCCGATCAGGTGCGAGATGCATTGCATCTGGGTTCGCACGCTGCGCAGCCAATAGAGATCGGCATCGAAAAGGGTGTGTGCGGTCATGCAGTTGTGGCCTTGGTTTGCGCGGACACCCTTTCAATCTCAACGAGATGGCGAAGACGTTGAAGAATATTTCTTTCATGTGTCGGGTATCCTTCTACGGTGCCCCCGACTGTGTGGACGATTGACGCTATGGTGCTACGCAGCACCTCGTTTTCCTCATATAGTCTAAGGGCCTCCATTCGCATTTCGTGATCCGTGGTCATCACCTCACCTTTCATGTTGATGCCGTTGCTGCGGGTCGAGGCTGCGAGATTGCGGCTACCCGATCGCGCTCGCGCCGGATAGCGTCCACGGTACTCGCCAGGTGGCCGAGCGCTTCCTCGATCCGGGCTGCGTGTGCATTGCCGATGTCGGTGAGCGACTCCGCGAAATCCTCGGCCTCGATGCGGAGCTTTGCGACCTGCTCCTCAGCGTCGACGACGAGGGCGAGGATGTGCGCGGTGACATGATTCACCGCGGCGCGGATACTGTCGCCGGTCAAGCGCGACGTCTCCGCCAGCAGGTCGGGCGGTGGTTTGGGCGGCTCCGGGGCCGCTTCGGCCCGCCGCAGAATTTCGGTCAGGGTTGGCTCACGCTCGGGCCCAGAGGGCGCGCCGCCGTTGGTGGTTGCCATCGTGATTCTCCTTTCGGTTTTAATGGGTCGATGCTGTGCGCTCGATCGTGATCAGCCAGGTTTCCTTGCCACCTCCCCTCAAATCAACATCAAGCGACAATTCTGATTTGACGGAGCGCCGCCCGCCCTCGCTTGCCTCTGCTGACATCACAAAGGCGATGAGTATCCGCGCGGCATTCGCGGCATTCACTAGGGCGCCAGCGTCCTTCACTAGGTTGTCACTCACGCTTCCCCCTCCGGTTTTCGCTTCTCGGCTATCCATCCGTTGATTTCGTCGAAAACCTCGCGCGTCACGCCGGCCGAATTGCGCAACTTTCGCTGTACGTCCGAGCGAAACCAGCGCTCGATCTCGTCGAGTGATGTTGCTTCGTCGATGATCGCGCGCGCATAGGCGCGGTATTCATCCTCGGTTTTGGGAACAGACGACGACGGCACCTGCGACGCAAGACCAGATGCAGGCGCCGCCGCCGGTGCCTCGCCAGCATCCGCTTCCAAGACCGTGCGATGCGGTTGGTCGGTTTTGGACGCAGGCGAAGATCGTGCAGTTCGTGGAGTTCGTGCCGCGGGTGCTGCTGCCTCTTGCTGCGCACCGCCTTCGGCAAACCAATCGAGTGCTGCTGCCGCCGAGCCAGGCCGCTCGACATTGCGGCTTTCCTCGCGCGCGCGGTCGAAATCATAGAGCGCGTCGTCGCGGTGCATGAGGCGGTCGAGGTCGGTCGACATCGGCAATTGCTTTGAGTGCAATCGCGCCACGGTCTTGCGCGCCATCTCGGGGTAAAATACCGGGTCGGCCCATGGTCCCTTCTGCGCTTTCGACTTGCGCCGGATATCCTCGATCTGATCGGCGTTCATGATTTCACGCGAGATCGTGCCATCCGGATATGTCGCGATCGAATAGGCAGCGATGACCTTGCGGGACCGACCGCCGCTCATTGCCGGCTTGTGATGGATGTAGGGTTGATCGCCGAGCCGATAGTCGAACTCGTCGCCCTGCTGCACGACCTGCACATTCCAATCCGCCAGCGCGCCCGCATTGCGCACCTTTTTGCGGATACCGGCAATCATCGGCAAATATTGTGCGGTGTCGGCCGAAGCCCGGCCCTCCTCGTTGACGCCATAGGGCACGATTGCGGCCTCACGGCCATCGGGAAGCAATCCATCCTGGGCGCACTTCATCAGCGCATTGAAAAGGCTTTGTCGATCGCAGCGTAAGAGCTTTGGATTGCCTTGGACCGCCGTCATCACCACGCGATTAAATCGCGCTACAGGAATATGCGGCGGCAGCGCTGTGGTGAACTGCGACTCCATTGCGGTGAGGTCGCCGCGCAGTTGCTTGATCGCGGTCGGGAGTTGTACATCTTCCGTGCGGGCGAGTGCTGTCATGTGACGTCCTCCGTTTCACGTGAAATAACGACAACATTTTTTCGAGGCCGCGAATTTCTGCGTTGTTCTGATCTCGTCGCCCAACGGCAATTGGCGGGTTCGTAATCGCCGTCGTTGTCAGGCCAACGGTCGAGTGTGTGCGTTAAGGTTGGCCGACGGCCCATGTCAGACAGAAAATTTTCATAACTATTCAACCACCGATCGCATACCTTGATCCCACGGCCACCGTAGTCGGCATAGGCATGATGATTCGTGTTCAAGCACCTGCTTTTCATGGACGTCCAAGACCGGTATTCAGGATGATAGGCGCCAACGCGGGAGCCACCGTGCAACACCTTGCTCCTGCCGATTGCCGCCGAAGTCTCTTTGACCAGACAACCGCATGATCGCGTATTTCCCCTAATCAGGTTGTCGCCCTTGACAATGACGCAGGAGCCGCAATCACATTTGCATTCCCATGTCGCATGTCCTCTAGTCGTGTTCGCTACATATCGAAGGACGACGAGGCGACCAAAGCGCTGCCCAGCGAGATCACGCCGCCGTTTAGCAAATCGTTTTGTTTGTAACGAAGCCGCGTTTGCATCCTTGATCAGACAGCCGCATGACTTGGTATTATTCTGAATCAAATTGTTACTGTTTACGGTGACGATGGTGCCGCATTGACATTGGCATTCCCAAATAGAATGGCGACGCTTGTCGCTGCCAAGACATCGAAGCGCAACGAGCCTGCCAAATTGTTGTCCGATGAGATCGCGTCGCTTCATGTGTTGTCCTCTCGAACACATCGCAGTTGCCGGAAAGAGCTTTCCTTTACGAGGTGCTCTCGCCGTGTTTGTTGACGAAGGGTAACCTTCCAACCACGCACGATCGCGATCTCGGCGTCGCCGATCTTCTCGCGCAGTTCGGTTTCGGCCTCGGCCTTGAGCGTCTCGGCCATCTTCATTCCCGCCATCGCGGCCTCGCGCTGGTCGAGCAGCTCAAGCGCGCGGTTGTCGCCGCGAAGGTCGATTTCTTTGCCCGGCACCTGGCGCGGATAAATGATCTGCATCAGGCGATCGTCGCGCGCATAGTCGGTCTTCGGCGGACGGCCGGCGGCGACGTCGTCCCAGAATTTCGTGACAGCCTCGCGGATGCGTGCCTCGGCGCCAGCGTTGCGCGGCACGTCGTAAAGGTGCAGGTCGAAATTCCACCCGTCGACGACAAGTGCGGCGATCACGCCAAAGTCGGCGTTGTCGAGCAGCATCTCTGTCGCGGTCTGCAATGCGATCCAGGTCGGCGGCGTCTCTTCAGTCCAGCTCGACCGGAAGGCGTTCGGCGCCACGGTCTTGGTTTGCAGCACACCGCGGCGATTGTTCTCGTCGTAGACGTAGAAATCCGGTGTTGCCCCGAGCCTGATTTTTGCATCGCGCAGGTACTCGTTGGCCTTGGCGATCGCCCAGGTTGGGCGTTCCTCGCGCACCGCTTCGGCGACGGCGCCTTCGAGCAGTCGGCCGCGGCGCAGCACCTTTGAGTCGATGTCGGGCATCGCGACGCCGGTCTTGGCGGCGTAGAGCCCGAGCGCGGTTTCGTAGGGGTGCAGGCCGAACAGTGCGGCCACCGTCGAGGCCGTCACGTCGAACTGACGCAGGTGCAGCCACTCCTCGCGTGATGCAAACGTCAGCCGCTCGATCGTCATATGCGGGGAGCCTCACCGGGAGGCCAAAGCTAATATTGGTTCTCTCCAATTGTCAACGGGGAGGAATTGGAAATACCCAAATCCGGGGCCAAAAGGCCGTAGGGTTGCGGGCCAGGCAAAATCTAGTGAAAAATTAGGGGGGGGGGACTACGAGTCGTAGCAGAAGCCGGTGCAGCCATAGACCAAGCCGAAGGCGTGAGTGGCGTCGGCGGGGTTGCTCGACAGCGTTCCGAGAATGACGACGGGGCCGAAGAGATCGGGCCGGCGGCTCTCGGCGGTCAGCTCAACACGGTCGGAAAATACCTGCGCTCGGCGGATCTGGATTTCCTCGTGGCGCTGGCCGTCGATCTCGCGCCAGCGTCGTATCGCGTAGATCTTGCCGCTTTCGACGACGAGCTTGGCGCGTATCATATCGATGCAGAGCGCAAACGATCCATGCGATAGTGGGATTGGCGTCGCCGCATCCATGGCGATATCGCGGATTTCAAGCGCAAAGTGCACCTCGGGCAGAAAGTCTCGATAAGTCTGGCTGGAGATGGCACGAAGCATAATACTGTCCTGCTTCGTGCGAAGCACGCCAGTTTCAGCCATGGCTACAACCGGGATTTGCGTGTGGATTGGAAATGACGACGCGCGAGATATTCCAGGTGGGCCAACTAGCGAGCGTATATCCACATCGAGGCCGCGAGCAAGGCATTCGAGGGTAGAAAAGTTAGGCATGCGCGTCTTGCCGGAAAAACTTCGGATATAACGGTAGACCTTGGTATGCCTGCCTTCCTCAGTAACCCCCTGGCGTTGAGGCCGCGCTCGGCCATCAACCGTCTCAGGTTTTTTACAAGGTCAGATTCTTCCGGTGGCTTGGCCAAGACTGGTTCGTCCGCGATGCTCATTAAGCGCTTTCCTCGCGTAGATTAAGTGCCGCATTAACCAATAGAAACGCGGTTGTTTCCGATTCCTTATGGCATACAAACTTGGGTTTATCCAATTAACTTACAAGGTGGTAAATTTGGTTTTCCCCGCTGTTTCGTGGGAAGCCCCGGCGCCCGTTTCCTTGACTTAATTGGACTGATCCATTTTAATATTGGTGTACTCCAAACCATCATCCGAAATTCCGGTAAGGCGCGACGCAACGTGGGCGAGTCAGCGGTGCCATTTCCGAGTGAGAAGGCCATCCGCGGGGCGTTGCTCGCACGCGCTCACGAGTTCTCCAGGCTCACCGGCATGTCGGCGGCCGACATCGGCAAGCGTGCGATCAATGACCCCGCCTTCCTCTATCAGGTCGAGGAAGGCCGCAATTTCACGATCCTGACCTACCGGCGATTTATGGCCTGGCTCGACAAGCGCTGGCCGGCCGACGACGTACCGATGCCGGCATCGCGGCTGGTGAACGGCAAGCCGCATCGCCGAGCCCGCAAACGAAAGGCATCGAAATGACCAGCATCATCCACGGGGCCAACTCACTCGGGGCAATCGCCCAGCCCCTCGTGACCCGCATCGAGAACGTGCACACCGACCTGGAATCGCTCAAGGGCGAGTACATGCAGAGATGCGGTGCATTGCGCGAGGACATCAAACAAATCTGCATCGACGCCAAGGCTAAGGGCGTCAATCCGCGCGCACTCAGGGGCATCGTTAAGGCGCGGGCGCTGCAGCGTAAGATCGACGGTATCGACGACGACTTTGATATCGATGAGGCGGCCGCCTACCGCGAGCTGGCGGAAAGCCTCGGCCCGCTCGGGAAGGCTACTGCCGAGCGCGCCGGCTTTGCAGGCAACGGCGACGACGACCTGCGGCCAGACCATCCCGTCGATACGCTCGCCTGACGACGCCATGCACGGGGGCCACCATGCAGCGCGCGCGGCAATTGAGGCTCTTCGCTTCGCGCCGGCAGCGTGGTGTCGCTGTCGATTATTCTCCGTCTGAATTTCAATTGCACTGTGCGGTCGCGGACACCTTGCGGCGGTGGTCTGCGCCGAATTGGCTTTGGTGCCATTACCCCGCCGGCGAGTGGCGCGAGGATGTGACCGCCGCGAGACTCAAACGACTCGGCGTCAAGGCCGGCATTTCGGACCTTCTGCTGTTCCCACCGGCCGGCGCTTCGGAGCCACACGTTCACTGTCTCGAACTCAAACGTCGTGGCGGCAAGCTCAGCACACCACAAGCCGAGTTTGCGTTTTGGGCTCGTCTCAACGGGTATCCGTTTGCAGTGGCTGACAGCTACGAAGCCGCGATCGCGGTTCTGAAAAATTGGGGCGCGCTGCAGGCGCGCGTCAACGTGCAGTGAGAGGTGAGGAGGGGAAATTGAGAAAGCAAGCAAAACTTCTTGCGAACTTCTTGGGGGCGACCAAGGAGCTAACGAGCGAATATGCCGACTTGGCGCAGATAACAGAAAGCGAACTAAATCAGATTTCCTTTACCGTGATGAAGCGCGAGGACCGCAAGACCACGGCAAAAATGCTGTCCGCGAAGGGACTATCCACGCGCCAGATCGCGGAGGTCACGGGGTGGAACTACGCAACGATTTCGAGGGACTTGGCCGTTGTTGCAAAAGCAACAAAAGGCGTTGCAGATGCAACACCCTCACCCATCGATGGTGAGCCACCCAAGACAGCCCGCGCCGCCAAGGACGAGCGAGCGGCAGAAGTCGCGGAGGCCGCCGCCGCCCAAGGCGTCACCGACGAGCCGCTAAATAAGTACCGCATCATCTATGCCGATCCGCCATGGTTCTATGACGACACGATCTTGGTGCCGCATCGCATGGGACTGCCGGTCGGCGAAGCAGTCGAGCACTACCCGACGATGGATTTAGCGGGCATCTGCGCGATACCTGTGAAAGATTGGATAGAGGACAATGCGGTTTTGTTTCTCTGGGTAACGGCGCCGATGGCGGCGGAAGCATTTGAAGTCGTCAAAGCTTGGGGCTTCAAGTACAAGGCGACATTCATCTGGGACAAGATCAAACACAACATGGGGCACTACAATTCGGTGCGCCATGAACTTTTGTATGTGTGCACTCGCGGCTCCTGCGAGCCGGATAAGCAACAACTGTTCGACAGCGTCCAGAGTATCGAACGCGGCAAGCACAGTGAAAAGCCGGTCAAATTCTACGACATCATTGAAACCCTCTACACGCATGGCCGTAAGCTCGAAATGTTTGCTCGCGGCCGGCGCGAGGGATGGGATGTCTATGGTCATGTGGCTGAAATTGCCGAGGCTGCTGAATGAACTTAGCGACAGTCGGCACGCGCGGAACGGATGTTATTACGGCTGGTTTGAAGCTTTCCCGACGCTTCGACCGCGCTGAACTTATTGAGGCCTACGGGCAACTTCGCCGCGCTCGCAACGATGCATTACCCAAATGGTGGCGTCAGGGCATCAGCAACGAACTGCATCGGCTTAGCAGTGATTTCTCACAATTTCACAAAGAAGGCAGACACCTCGATCTCATCGCCCGCCTTCGGCGCGGCGAGTATTGCTTTCGTGATGAAGTACGACCGAAGCTTATCGAGGCCGCCAATCAACGCGCTGATCTCCTTATAACTGAGAATACGCTCGTCGTGCCGATTGCTGGCGACGTTTCCATCAGTTCTATGAATCATTTGGTCGGCGCCTACGCGCAAAAGAAGATCATGATGGTCATGGCTGACCGTGGGTACAAAATTTTAGCCGACACGTCCTTGGGCCAAGCGTATGACTTCACTTTTTGTGGACGCAATCGCTTTGACAGTCCACAAATCATGGAGTGCAAAGGCACGCGTCAAGCTGATATTGCCTGTGCTTTGACACCGAATGAGATCCAAGTAATAGCGCGTAACCTGCACAATTTCTGGTTAGGTGTTGTTTATCGCATCGACATTGTAGACGGGACTCCATCCAGCGGAGATGTGTGCATCACACCGCCGCCGATTTTGGACAAATGGCAGTTCACGTCCAGCTTCCGACTGCGGCGCATACCGAATGCTGCACCAGATTTATTTCCGGGAGTGCAACCGTGACCAACTTTTGCCCCCATTGCCACCAACCCATCAGCACTGAACGCCTTGGTGTGCGCTTGCCGCCGCTCAAGGCGGCGATTTTTGATTTGATCGAGGCTTCTGGCGACGGTGGCATATCAAGCGCAGCGATCATCTTTTCCGATATTTACAAAGACCGGCGGCGCGCTCGCGGCACTGCCATCAAGGCGCATGTCTTTCAGATCAACGAACTGATCGAGCACACTACCTACGTGATTATCAGTGATCGGCGCCGCTGGTTTCTGGTGCGGCGGCAATCGAAAAAGCCACGTCCGACGCGCGTGCTGACATCGCGCGGCCGTCAATTTCATTCTCGCCATGCCAAGCGCAACGACATGCAGCGGGACGACCCCGCGGCTCCGATGACGGGCGGCGCCCCGTCGCCGTCCCAACCAAGGAAGTGCGCCCATGTTTGCTGCTGGCTCCCATGAACTGCGTTCGGGTGAGCGCCGCATGGGGGCCAGTTCTAACAACCGGCGTGATGCACGGGGAGACCGCTGATGCCCGGCTATGACACGTGGAAAACCCGCAGCCCCGACGATGAGCTCTATCAGGAATTCCCTGAGCCTGATGATACCGTGACCAGCGAAGACCTCGCTTGGTCGGCGACCGCGGCGGCCAATGGCACCGCGATCTTTCGCTACGTGCCACATGACAAAGTGCTGGCTTACGCCCGGCTCGGCTGGAGCATCGCCGACACGCTCGAGCACTGCCACCACGGCGAGTACTCGATCCTCATGGTGTGGATGTGCCCGTGCCCGATGGTGGAGCCAAAGCGATGAACGCGGCCTATTCCGGCGCCTTGGTAGGGACAGCGTCGATGCTCCGGCGCTTGCGGATTTCGCGCAAGCGCTCCCTGGCACTAGTAGGGCCATCCACGAAGTCGAATTGGGCCTTGAAGATTTCCCACCACGCAGCATCGTCGTCGTCGTCGTGTTCCAGTTGGATTTCGATCATAAGCTCAAGAACGTCGCGCAGCCCTTGGATCGAGCGGGCCGTCATCATTTGGTTCTCGGCCATGCGACGCAACTCAGTGCGCATGGCCGCCTGTTCGGTGCGCATTGCGCGCTGCTCGTCAAGCACGCGCTCGATCTGCTTGGCGATAAAATCCATGGTCACTTCGTCAGCCATCAGTATTTTCCAGCTTTCGAACGCGGTCGCCCATGCGCGAATGCTGTGCGTGCATGGTGCGGATTTCGGTCAGCATCTCGGTCAACAAACTTTCGTGGCGTTCGCGGGTGTTGTCGAGCCGGATCACGATTGCGGTCAGCACACGCATGTCGTCGCGCAAGCTGCCAACCTCGGTGGTCAGCCGCTCGAGGCTACGGGCGATGAAGGCAAGGTCAGGCTCGGTCATTGCCACACCCTAGCACCGAACTTGGACGGGTCCAAGTCAAGGAAAGCCTAATGCGCACGCTCGCTGAACTGTTTGCCCACCTGGGAATAACTGCCGAGCCGCGCACGGGCCGGTTCAACACGACGTGCCCGCGCTGCAGCGTGCTGCGCTCAAAGGAACACAAACGCCGGCACAACTGCCTGCGCATCAACGCCAGCAACGACCGCATCCAATGGCACTGTTTCCACTGCGGCTACGAAGGCGTCCGCTACGCCGACGCCAGCCTCGATGTGCGGCGCGGGTTTGAGGTGCAGAAGAAACCAAGGGCGGCCGCATGCAACCCACACCCATGATGATCCTGCACGCACGATCCGAGGCGCGGGCAATCCTGTTCACCGTCGGTGACTATGCTTGCCTGCGTGAGGCTACCGCACCGCTGATCGATTACGCCCACGACTGCGGCCTCGTCCACCAGTTCGGGATCGAGGCGGTGCGCGAGATCGTCGCCGAGATTTTCAAACGACAACACCAACAAACAGAATGAGCAATGATCCCGACCGATTTTGCACTCGGCTTTGCGTCTTACCGCCGTATGCTGGCGAGTGCGAAGGACGAGACCGTCAAGATCAAGATCGTCGAGGATTGCGCCTACCAGTCAGCGAAAGCCTGGATCGGCAACGGACTCATGCGGCCCGATGCGGTCGACGAAATCCACGACATGGCGGTTTGCGTCGGCCTCGGCGATACGCTGGGTAATGATCGCCTGACCGCAATCATCGGCGCCGCTTTGCAGCGCGGCGAGCAAGATCGCGATGTGGTGCCGCCAAACGGCAACGGACGCGCCGAGCCGCGCGGGAAATCAGCAAAGGCAAAGGTTCCGCTGCCGCCCATTATGTCAAAGCAGGATTTCATCAAAGGCTTCGTGCCGCCGAACTATCTGGTCGACGGTATTTTGCAAATGGGGTTTATCTATTCCATGACCGGCCAAACCGGTCACGCCAAGACCGCGGTCGCGCTCTTGATTGCAGAACTCGTCGGCAGCACAAACCCGAACGCCATGCTCGGCCGACACCGGGTTGAGAAGGGTCGCGCAATATATTTCGTCGGCGAAAACCCCGACGACGTCCGCATGCGCATCATCGGCAGCGACTCCAAGCGCAGCGACGACCCGTTGACAGACAACATCAGTTTCATTCCAGGAATATTCAACGTCGACGAAATGATACCGGTGCTCGAACATGACACCAAGTCACACGGACCCATCAGCCTGATCGTGATCGATACCTCGGCGGCCTACTTCCTCGGCGACGAGGAAATGAGCAACACCCAAATGGCCAGTCACGCACGCATGTTGCGCAAGCTCACTAAACTTCCCGGCAATCCCTGCACGCTCGCACTGTGTCATCCAATCAAGCATGCCGTCGATGCCACCCAGCTTCTGCCTCGCGGCGGCGGTGCCTATCTCGCCGAAGTGGACGGCAACCTGACGTTGTGGCGCCAGGACGAGCATGCCATCCTCGATCATTCCGGCAAGTTCCGCGGGCCGGGGTTCCAGCCGATCACCTTCAAGCTCGAACGCATCGAGCACGCCAAGGGGCTCACCGACGCCAAGGGCCGGTCGATCTCGACCGTGCATGCCGTCGCCATTACCAACACCGAAGAAGACCAAGCCGAAGCCGATACCAGGGCAAAAGAAGACCGGGTGTTGAGCGCCATGCTGCGGCTGCAAGGCGAAGACGGCTCGCTGGCCAAGTGGGCCGAATATGTCGGCTGGGTCAACGCCCGCGGTGAACCGGACAAGAAATCCGTCGAGAACGCGCTCAAGCGGCTGACCAAGTCCAAGCCGGCACTCATCCGCTCCAACCGCGGCAAATGGGAACTCACGGATCCGGCCGGCAAGGACGCCGCACGCAAAGCTGCGATCCGGTTCGAGGCGCAAAAGATAGCGGCCAGCCAGAAAGACCTAGGGCTATGAAGGCGCCAGCCAGTACGCCAAAAATAGGATTACATTCGTTAAACTTTCGTCCCACGGCCGTGGGACGATACCACTTTGGCAAAACCGAGCTAAGTGAAGTTCCATTTTTGCCCGTCCCACGCCTTTCGTCCCACACCTTTCTTTCGTGGGACGATTTCTACTTCGTCCCATTATATCGGCATTTGGAGAGACGTGGACTGGGACGGGTCGCCCAGACCTCGGAGACTAAACGACGAGGAGTCTGGGTGTACGAATCCACCGTCCCATCCCACGTCTCTCCCCTATATGTCGAAGGGAATCTTAGTGGGGTGAAAAGTCAGCCGATGGAACTTTGCCGGAAGGGCGACTTCCGAGAAAGGAAGAACCCATGCCGCGGCTGACCACCATCGCCGATTTGCCCGCCCCGTACTGGACAGTCGCGCAGACCGTGGTGGCTCGTGAGGCGTTCGCCGCTGCCCACCTGGAGCGTGCCGGTTACCAGGTCTACCTACCCGTGACCCACCTCCACCCCCAGCCTAAGGCGAAGGTCGTGGCCCTATTCCCAAGCTATGTCTTCGTGCGCGTGCACCATGGCCAGCGCTGGTCCCCGATCCCAACCACGGTTGGCGTGGTGCGCCTACTGCGCGCAGGCGACGGTCCTGCCCGCTTGCCGGACCGCGCGGTTGCCGAACTGCAAGCGCGCGAGGTCGACGGCATCGTGGCGTTGCCACCGTTGCGCCGCGGGCAAGCGGTGCGGGTCACGCGCGGAAGCCTGCGCGGCCGCCTCGCGGTCTACCAAGGCATGGCCGGCCGTGACCGCGAGCGCGTCCTGATCGAGTTCCTCGGCCGCCTGGTCCCAGCCGTCGTGCGCGTCGGCGACGTCGTAGCTAGCTCTTGTGTCTAGGCAGGCTATAGGCTACAACCAGGATCGTTCAAGGCTTTGATCTAGCTGTAGTCCAGCTGTAGGCTTTGCCCTATTCAGGGCGTAGCCCACGCGCAGAGCGCTTCGAACCCCCCTAAATTAGGCTAGAATCGGCATAGCCCCGCAATGGCCTTGGGAGGCCCACCGGGTGGCCTTCCGACTGCCCGCTACCCCAACCAAGGCTCATCCTCAAAAGCCTACGGACGGCCAAATATGGGCCGGGGGGGGGGCATAAAAAACAAAACCGCCGATCGGCGCGGAACGCCCGCCCTTACCTTCGCTTTAAATTCCGAGGAATTAGTGGGGGATCGTAGGTATATCCCGCGGAACCTGGACGTAACCTAGGCCACTCCCAGGGCGGACCCGGGCGGCACCCGGCGGCAACGTGTGGGGAGGGAACAATCCCAGGCCGGCAATACAACCAAGGGTTGGGGCGACGGCAAGCAGGGCTTTGATCGAAAATCTATGTGACCGAATGTAACCGAATGTGACGCAACTAGTTTGGTCACAGTCACCACGCCGGATGGATGAGTGATGCGCGAGCCGCAGCGTCATCGCCGATCCGGGCGCAGCCAGCGCAAGGCCCTGCGCCAAGCCGGGCGCATTCAGGACGAGCTGGAGTATCTCGCCGCCCGCCTGCGCCGGCTGCTCGGTCACGTCGAGTATGCAGCGAGGAAAGCAGACAAGCTGCGCAACCGGCTCAAGAGTGAAACCCAATCCGAAGCGGAGACCGTGTGATGCGAGGCCGCAAACCGATTCCGACACATCTGAAAGTGCTGCGTGGCAATCCCGGGCATCAGACGTTGCACCCCGAGCTCGAACCCGAGCACGAGAAGGCGCCCGACATTCCCGAGCCGCCTGCGTTCTTGATGGGACTTGCCAAGGACGAATGGCGCCGCATTTCCACGGGGCTCTACCATATGGGCCTGCTGACGTTGGTCGACGAGAACCCGTTGGCGGCGTATTGCCAAGCCTATGCGCGCTGGCGCACGGCCGAAGTATCGCTGGAGAAAATGGCCGAGGGTGATCTGCTCACCAACGGCTTGATGATCAAGACTGCCAACGGGAACGCAATACAGAACCCGTTGGTCCACACCGCCAACAAGGCGGCTAGCGACATGGTGAGATATGCCACCGAGTTCGGATTTACTCCTGCCGCCCGCGCCCGCATCGCGGCCGGCAACGCCGGCAACAGCGGCCAATCAAAGTTCGCCGGCCTCATCGGCGGTTTGGGCGGAAGTGAAACGGACGGCGCACGGAAAGCGGCGCGCCGCGCGCGTTATCAAGTTTATCGAAACCCTGACGGTCCCGAGCGGGATGGGTCAGGGGAAGCGGTTCAAGCTGGCGACGTGGCAGAAGGCGTGGATCAGGGACATCTACGAGCCGCATCGGAACGGCCGGCGAGTAACGCGCCGAGCGATCCTGTCCATTGGTCGGAAGAATGGGAAGACCGCCCTGATCGCGGCATTAGCGTTGGCGCATCTGATCGGGCCGGAAGCGATCCCAAACGGTGAAATCTATTCGGCGGCGAACGATCGCGATCAAGCGGCGATCGTGTTCAAATTCGCGCGGCAGATCGTCGAGTGCGATCCCGAATTGATGGCAATGCTCGAGGTGGTGCCATCGACCAAGACCATGGTGGCGCCGTTGACCGGCTCGATCTACCGGGCGGTGTCGGCGGAAGCTGGTACAAAGCACGGCTATCTGCCAAGCCTCGTCATCTACGACGAGTTGGCACAGGCAAAGAATCGCGATCTCTACGATGTCCTCGACACTTCGTTCGGCGCCCGTGAGGAGCCGCTGTTCGTCACCATCAGCACGCAATCGAACGATCCCGAGCACATCCTTTCCAAGCTGATCGACGACGGGCTGTCGAAGACTGATCCGGCAATCGTTTGTCACCTGTACGCCGCGGACGAGGACTGCGCGCTCGACGATGAAGCGCAATGGGTGAAGGCCAATCCGGCGCTCGGCATCTTTCGCGATCGCGAGGACCTGGTCACCGCGGTGCGCAAGGCGATGCGCATGCCGGCGGAAGAGCCGAAGGTTCGCAATCTGTTTCTCAATCAGCGGGTCTCGCCGTCATCGCCGTTGATCGCTCGCGCCGAATGGTTCGCCTGTGCCGCGAGCGGCCCGATTGAATTTGCCGACGGCGAGGACGTCTATCTCGGCCTCGACCTGTCGAGCGTGCTCGATCTCACTGCGCTGGTGATGGGCTCGGTTGACGCGCCGATGCGGGTGCAGTCTTGGTTCTGGAAACCTGCCGATCTCTTGCGTGAGCATAGCGACCGCGATTTCGGCGCCGGCAACCAGCGTTATGTCGAGTGGCGCGACGCCGGCCACCTCAAGACGAGCCCGGGCAAGAGCATCGCGCCAGAGGTCATTGCGCGGTTCGTGGCCGAGCTGACGCAGCGCTACCGAATTCGCGGCCTGGCCTATGACCGTTGGCGCATCGACGAACTGATGCGCGAGTTCGATCGGCTCGGGCTACAGACCTACAAGGACGGCGACAAGGGCGACGGCCTGCGCGTGGTGCCGTGGGGCCAGGGCTTCAAGGACATGGGGCCGGCGATCGACGCGCTGGAGCTCGCCATCACCGAGCGTTCGCTGTTGCATTCGAACAACCCGCTCTTGAACTGGAATATCGGCAACGCCATCGCCACCACCGACCCGGCCGGCAATCGCAAGCTGGACAAGGGCAAGGCGCGGTTTCGCATCGATGGTGCGGTGGCGCTCGCCATGCTGCTCGGGCTGCGCGGGCGCGATCGGCAAACGGACAAGACGATCGACGTGGCGGCGTTGATCGGATGAAGGGCCACAGGAGGATGACCAAATGACGCTGACAATTCTTGACGGACCAACCATTCGCGCGGGCGAGTCGCTTTCTGATGGAGTCGATTGTTCGGCCGGCACCATTGTCAGAATTACCGTGCCGCAAGAATACACCTCCGCAAATCTAACTTTTCAGGTGTCGAGCGACGGTAACTTCTACAACGATTTGTACACGGCGGACGGCGACGAGATCACCATCTCGGCCAATCCGAACACGGGCATCGTGGTGCACGAGGTTTGGACGAGGTCTATCAATTTCATCAAGTTTAGATCGGGCACGCGCGAGCATCCGGTCAAGCAAAAGGGCGACTGTAAATTCGCCATTGCGGTCGAGGCCGCGCAGTCGGTCGCCGCTGCCGCCGCCAAGCCTGCGGCAAAATGAATATGGCGACTAGCGGATGGCCGGTCGACGTGTGGGCGGCTGGACGCCTGATCTGAAAGGAACCTGCCATGGCACTCGGCGGCATTCTCTTAGGCATCATCAACATCGCAATCGTGGTGGTGATCCTGGTATTGATTGGCGCCATCATTGTCATGTTTGCAAGGTGGATGGATTGGCCACTCGATTGGCAAGTGCAGCGGCTCTATCTGCTCGTCGTGGCGCTGATCGCATTGTACATGATCGTGGCGCTGCTGCTCGGTTTCCCGACGCTGCACCTCATCACCACGGGCCCGCGGGTCTAGCGTCGGACGATCGTGGGCGGCATGAAAGAGGGCCTGTGCGCGGTTAGCGTCGCATCTCCATGGCGGTGGTAAACATCCCGCTGTATTCGTCGCGGTCTGCGACGCGTTTGGGCATCACGTCACAGAACCAGGTCCAGCCTCCAGGAATGTGTATTTGACTTTTTGCGTTATCATATGGAGCTCTGGCCTTGATAGCTCTGCTCTCGTCTGTCAACGAGATGTCCTGCAGTTTTTGCGGAAGTTCGGCGAACTGGCCTGTGATCACGTTGAGTTTGAGCGAAGAAGGATAGCCGCATCGCGTTTTGTAAAGCGTGAGCAAGGCCATCTCGTGAACTCTCTTTAGCCCCGGTAGCTTCGCTCTTTCAGAAGCCGACAGCTTGTCTGGGTCAATAGTAAAAGTAGGAGGAGATGGGTTGGGGCTGGCGTCGAATAACCACATGGTCGGTGCGGTCTGGTTGGCGGAGTATACTTGTTCTGCGGTCAGCCTCTTATCTACTTTGCTTGGATCAGGCTTTGCAGGTTCTGGGCGCTCATCTTTGCTAATTTTAACTCCTTCGCGCTTAAGGAATTCTCCGAGATTGTAGTTGTCGCGCTCGGCGACTTGGCCCATCGCGACCAGCAGGTTGGGGCTCGCGAGGACATCTGCCATTGAAAGAAGTGGTGGCGGAGATTTTGTTTCCGTTGTTGCTGCGACTGATACGGTCGGCGGGCTTGCAGCGCAATAGAACCCGGCGATCAGTGCTAAAACTCCGATGGTAGTCTTCACGATGTTTTCTCCAGTTGAGTGATTCGATTATTTGAGCCGACCTGCCGCTTGAGATGGAGTGCGAGCAATTGGGCGATCGGTTTAGGGATGGGACGTTCTCCGATCGCATAGCCTGCCGACGTTCGATGGCAGACGCCGAGTAGGTTGGCAGCTTCCCGTTGCGATAGGCCGAGCGTTTTCAGGGCGCGCTTGTACTGGTGTGAGGTCATTGGTTTTCCAAACTTTCGATGCAGCTGGTTTGATTGCTATCGATTTCCCGGTGCCGTGACCGCAACCTATGCCGCCGTCGCACATGTGTAAACGTTGCATAGTTGTTGAAGTCGGCCAGAAAGTTGGCCTTCGCTGCCAAAAGACGACCATCGGGCCACCGTGAGGCGTCAAATGACGAGTCAACTCCAAGCGCCGTCCGGGCGCGCCACCTGGCACCATTTCTACACCGGCGGCTATTGGCAGCGCCGCCGCCGTCTGCAGCTGCTCGCCCATCCGCTCTGCGCCTTCTGCGCCGAGCGCGGGGCGGTAGCGCGCGCGACCGTGGTTGATCACGTCAAGCCGCATCGCGGCAACTGGAATTTGTTTGTACTCGGTGATCTGCAATCGTTGTGCGGCCCCTGCCACAACTCGATCAAGCAGAGACTGGAGCAGGAAAAGCCCGGCGTCGATGCCGACGGCTGGCCGCTCGATCGGAGATGATCCGTTGTGCCGATTTTGCAATGGCGTTGCGCGCACGGTGAGGCTGCACCTGTCACGCTGGCGTGCGCGCGTCGCGTCGCCATTGCGCCGCTCGATGACTCAGTGGACAGCAACGCGGTCAGAATCAAAGGCGAAGGCGTTATTGAGTCGTTCGGCGAGGGCCCGCCGGTCGTCAAGCGGGTGATGTTTCCGGCCGGCGTCACGCTGGTTCACAATCCGCCGCAACTCGAACTTCTTACCGGCGCCGATCGTCGGATCATCGCGCCGGCCATTGGGCTCTATGCCTGCGTGGGCGGCAATGCCTGGTACGAAGTGCATTTCACCATGACGGGCCGCGACGAGGTCTCGCGCCGGATCGATGAGATCGAACGCCGGCTCACTGACATCGAGGGCGCGATTGGCGAACTCGACGAGGCGCTACGGGCGCGAGGCGCCACCGGCTGACTACCCCATAAATGCAACGTAGGAGTCCGACATGCGCGCGCAGCTTCGCCGCGCCCAACGCCAGGGCGATCTATATCCCGAGGATGACGAGTCTTATGAGGATTTCATGGATCGTTGTTCGGACGAACTCGGCGACGAGGATGTCTGTCAGCTGATCTGGGAGGACCGCGGCGCCAAGGACGGGGATATCTGTCACAAGACCCATTCCGGCAAGGTCGGCGGCGGGCTCGAATACGTGCTGTCGGACGAGACGCCCGATCGCATGGGCGACGTGATCATGGCCGACGGCTGGGACCTGACTAACTTCAAAAACAATCCGATCGCGCTATTCGGGCACAACAGCACTTTCCCGATCGGCAAGTGGAAGAACATTCGCGTCGTCGACAAGCAGCTGCGCGGCCATCTCGAGCTCGCCGCGGCTGGCACCAGTCCGCGCATCGATGAAATCCGCGCACTGGTCGACGCCGACATTCTGCGCGCCGTCAGCGTGGGCTTCCGTCCGAAGGAGACCAAGCCGCGGCCGGAATCCGATTTCGGGCTATTTTTCACCAAGGCCGAACTGATGGAGACCAGCTTAGTCTCGGTCCCGGCCAATCCGAACGCGCTGGCGATCGCCAAGTCGCTCAACATTTCGCCTGCCACTATCGATGCTGTTTTCGCCGGGAAAGGCAATGGAAACGGCAATCGACGACGCAGGTCAACCGGCGGGCAAGCCGATACATCACCGCTTGTAAGAAAGGGCACGACCATGCAGTCGTTTGCTCCAAGGATCACCGCTTCCGAGCAACGCGTCAATGCGCTGCGCGATCAACTCACCGACCACTGGGGTAAGATTGACGAGACCAACGTCAGCGACGATCAACTGAAAGTCGCCAACGAAATCACCGACCGGATTACGCAGGAAGAGCGTACCCTTACGGCACTGCGCGATGCCGAGCGCCATCTCGGCGTCACGTCGGACGACGGAGCCGGCTCTCGCGCACTCGTTCCGGCGCGGGCGGCACAATCATCGATCGCGCTCGCCGCGCCTGCGGTGCTGACACCGCGGCCGTTCAGCCTGCCGCCGAAAAAGCAACTCAGTCCGCTCGACCATCTAGTGCGCGCCGGCACCGTGATGCTCAAAGCGCATTGCGATCGTATGCCATTCCACCAGAAGCTGGTGGAAATCTACGGCCAGGATGAAGGCACGCGCGCGGTGCTCGAATGGACGCAGCGCGCCGCTTCTACTATAGCGACGACGACGCAAACCGGCTGGGCCGCCGAGCTCGCCCAGACGCTGTTCGCCGCCTTCATGGAGGTCCTGTATCCGAAGGCGATCTATCCGCGGCTGGCGGCCAAGGGACTGTCGCTGAGCTTCGGCCCTGCGGGAAAAATCCTCATTCCGACGCGCGCGACCACTCCGACCGTCGCCGGCTCGTTCGTCGGCGAAGGACTGCCGATTCCTGTTCGCCAGGGTTTGTTCACCTCGCAAACGCTGACGCCCAAGAAGATGGCCGTCATCACCACCTGGACCCGGGAAATTCAAGACCACTCGGTGCCGGCGATCGAGGGCTTGTTGCGCGACGCCGTGCAGGAAGACACCGCGATCTCGCTCGACTCCGTGCTGCTCGACGCCAACCCGGCGACGGTGGTTCGGCCGGCCGGCATCCTCAACGGCATCGCTGGCCTGACGCCGACCGCGGGCGGTGGCTTCAATGCCCTGACCGGCGACATCAAACAAATCTCCGGCGCGCTGCTCACCGGCACCAAGGGCAATGTCCGCAATCCGGTCTGGCTGATGAATCCGGTGCAGATCAACAGTGCCCTCTATGTTGCCTCTCCCGGTGCGGGCGTGTTTCCGTATCGCGAAGAACTGCAGGAAGGGCGATTGGGCGGCTGGCCGGTTATCGATTCCGGCACGGTCCCGGCCGGCACCGTGATCGCCATGGATGCGGCGGACTTCGTTGCGGTGGGCGGCGATGCGCCACGCTTCGAAATCAGCGATCAGGCGACGCTGCACATGGAGGACACCACGCCGCTCGACATCGGCACACCGGGCTCGCCGGCCACGGTAGCGGCGCCGGTGAAATCGATGTGGCAGACGGACTCACTTGCTCTTCGACTGATCCTGCCGACCAACTGGACGATCCGCCGCGCGGGCGTTGTTGCGTGGGTGGCCGGCGTGACTTGGTGAGATTGTTTGACTTAGCTAATGGTGTAGAGTGCTCTTCGCTGTGTAGTTCAGTGGAGAGCACTCATGCCCAGAGGATCAAATGCACTTGTTATCAAGCGTGGCGACCGCTTTGGTCAATTGACGGTCATCCAGGAAGTGGAAAGGCGCGATGGTAGACGCGTGTTCAAACTGAAATGCGACTGTGGCCAGACAACAACTGTAGTTTTGTCATCGCTTAGACTCGCTCGTGGAGCTACTCAATCGTGTGGTTGTTTGGCGCGCGCCAATGCCGTGAAGCATGGATTGGCGCATTCGCCGACGATGCGTGTTTGGTGGGGGATGCATCAACGTTGCAATAATCCAAAAGCCGTATCCTATCCATTGTATGGCGCGCGCGGCATCAAGGTATGTAAGCGTTGGCACAAATTTGAAAATTTTGTTGCGGATTTAGGCGTGCGACCAAGTCTCGCTTATACGCTCAACCGCATAAACAATGATGGCAACTATGAACCAGGAAATGCTGTTTGGACTAACGATAAGCAAGAACAGGTTCGCAATCGTCGCAAAAAGAAGGGTGCGACTAGCCAGTTTTATGGTGTGAGTTGGCATAAGCATCGGAAGGCATGGCAATCGCGAGTTTCCATTAGTGCAACAGAGCGACGATCGTTGGGTTATTTCGATGACGAGGAAGAGGCGGCCCGCGCTTATGACGCGGCAGCTCGTGGGTTCAAAGGATTCCGCCTGAACTTTCCCCCGTAAACTGAAGGAGAAGCATCGTGACTGACACTGATCATCAAGCACAGGCGCAAGAACGAGCTCGCGCGACCGAAGCCCACACGGAATCTGTCAAAAAGCGCCTCGCCGACGAGCGGCAGGCGCGTGAAAGGGCGCACGCCGAACGCCGCGATGCGCTCGACAGTGGCAACGTAAAGCCAACACCTACTCAACTCGAGAATGATCTTGCGGCATCCGGCGTGCATGTGGTTGACAAGGAGCCGGACGGCTCGCCGCCCGATCCGGGTATCACGCAGGGGGTGCCGCTGGGCAGTACCGCCGGCCACACCACCACACGGCACATCGAGCCAGCCAAGCAACCGGCGAGCCGTAGCACCTATCCGACCCGCGCCACGACAGCGACGCCAGAAAAGCATGACTGAGACGGCTGTCGCCAAGCCGCGGATTCGCGTCAAGGCCAGGAGCGTTCCGACGCTCACCAAGGCCGAGGGCGAACCGCACGCCGGCCCATGGCTGCTGCCGGTCACCGGCGGCTGGCTTCCGGCCGACGTTGGCGACAGCTGGAACTGGTGGCAGAACGGCTACAACGTCCAGGGCACCTCGACGCAGTCCGCCATGGTCGAGGCCTGCGTCTCGGCCTATGCGCAGACCGTGGCGATGCTGCCCGGCGAGCACTGGCGACTCAACGACAAAGGCGGCCGCGAGCGCGTCAAGACTTCATCGCTCTCGCGGCTGCTACGCCATCCCAACGATTATCAGTCGATCAGCGACTTCATGCTGAATGCGACGCGCTCGCTCTACCTCGAAGGCAATGCCTATGCACTGGCGCTGCGTAACTCGCGGTTCGAGATCGACGAACTGCATCTCATGGACCCGATGCTGTCGTATCCGCGGCTCGGCAATAACGGTGAGATTTTCTATCAGTTGCACGGCAACCAGGTTGTCGAGAAGCGGTTCGGTCCCCAGGCATTGATCGTGCCGCAACGCGATGTGCTGCACATTCGCTTGCACACGGTGCGGCATCGCTACCCGTCGCCTTTGGTTGGCGAGAGTCCGATCATCGCGGCCTATAGCGACATCGGAGTCAACAGCGCGATCGCTCGCCAGCAGTTGCAGTATTATTTGAATGAGGCGCGACCATCGGCAGTGATCACGACTGACCTTGATCTGAAGAGAGATCAGCGGGATGAGCTGCGCGCCGAGTGGAACGAGCAATCCAAGAAGCTGCACCAAGGCGGGACGCCGATCCTCACTCATGGCCTGAAAGTGGCGCCATGGTCGGTGGGCAGCAAGGACGGCGCCACCGCCGACATGATGAAACTATCGAACGAGCACATCGCGCTCGCGTTTCGCATCCCGTTGCAAATCCTCGGCATCGGCGGCACCACTTACAGTTCGACCGAATTGCTGATGCAGAGTTGGATTTCGAGCGGGCTCGGGTTTGCGCTCAATCACATCGAGGAGGCGATCGGGTTGCTGT